CGACAGGAGCGTGATGTCGCTCATGACCGCGCGCCGGCCTCGACGTACGCGTTGCGTCGAAAATACTCCACGTGGTCGACCAGCGCATCGTCGACCCAGAAGCCCCACGAGCCGACGCGCTTGCCGATGAGGCCGATGGTCCATGTGTTCGGCCGAACCTCGGTGATGCGATGGAACGTGTCGCTCGTGATGCGGTTGACGTCGCCAGGCGCCAGCTCGCGCGTGTCGACATGCGAGCGGTCCGCCGACCATCGCTGCTCGGTGTACCCGCCGCTGACGATGAGGAAGTCGGCGAACGACCAGGGATGGTTGTGGAGATATCGATCCGCATCCGGCCGATGGATCTGATGGATCATCAACCGTCGATTCGCGATGCGCGGCAGCAGTGTGCGCGTCAGATACGGCGAGCGGCTCGTGATGTCCATGATCACGTACGTGAACGCGTGGCCGTTCTGCGGCATCTGCGCGAGCGCGCCCGCGATGGCGCAGAGTCCGGCGCGCGTGATGATGTCGAGCGTCCGATTCATCCGCGCAGCCTCCATAGCGACGACTCGGCGCGCCGCGCTTCCTTCGTGTTCTCGGCGATGAGCAGCGCACGGACGAAGTCGATCGCCGCCGTCTCGAGCTCGTGCTGCGACGTCTCCGTCGTGACGCCGATGGAATTCGCAGCATCCGCATAGTCCGCGGCGCGACGGCGAAGCTCGGCGCGGGCGCCGTCAATGACCGTGGACACGTCTCACGACTCCGTGAGCGCGATGGCGGATTCGAACGACGCGATCGACCGATCGATCGTCTCCTTGCGGAGCTGCTTCCAGGCGTCGTCGGCGGCGGCGGCGGCGGCGTAGGCGGCGGCGTAGGCGGCGGCGGCGTAGGCGGCGTAGGCGGCGTCGGCGGCGTCGGCGTAGGCGTAGGCGGCGTCGGCGGCGTCGGCGGCGTAGGCGGCGGCGTAGGCGGCGTCGTCGGCGGCGGCGGCGGCGGCGTCGGTTCCCTCCGTTTGGCAACGCTTCGCCGCATTGCGCATTGCGTCGCGATGCTCTTTGTCAGGATGGACCGACGCGGCAGAAAAAAGCGCAATCGGAACGATATGGCGAATCGTCTTCTCGATGACGATCCTCAGAAATTTCGCCTCATCGACTACGCCCTTACTGCCAAGCTGCGCGAGTCCCGCGCGACGCAGCCCCTTTGCGCGGGCCGCATCGCTCGACCATTGAGAATCGTTGATGATGATCTTGTGTTCGCGCACGACATTCGCCACGCATTCGGGCTTATCGCCGTGCGGACGACCCAACGCGAAGCAGACCGCGGCCTCGATGCACATCTTGCCCGGCTCCGGGGTTCCGACGCCTTCGCATAGTCCAGCATCGATCGTCTTCAGCAGTTTCGTGGCGACCGCTTTGGTAATCGTCTTCATCGAAATTCCCTTCATTCCATCGACCCGCTTACGCCTTCACCGCCCCGTCGAAGTCGCTGTTGAACCGCTCGGGGTCAATCGGCCAGATTCCCAAATTAACCCATCCCGCTTCCATCGCGATTCCTCTTCGGGCGATACCATCCGCATTACTTCCGATAATCGTCCGCGCGCCGATGGCGTTTGCTTTGGAGGGTGCCGCCGCGCGACACGTAATCCAAATGCGTCGCGAATGTAAAATCGTCGGCCATGCGCCGGGTTAGATCGAATTTTCATCCGTCCATCAATTTGCATCATCGCCGACATTGCGTGCCTCCATTCAGCCCGTCCAAGTCTTCCTGAAACTCGCCGCGAAGGTCTCGCTCCACGTCCTCTTCCGCGTCAGCGATGAGCCGGTCGATGTCTTCAACCACGTCGGGGTCGATTACCGGCAACGTCCCGTCGCGACGGCCCTCGGCGATTAAGGTGTCGAGCTTGGTCATTGCTCGTTACTCCGTTCTGCTTTGAGGGCGTTCACAATGACGTCGGGGGCGAAACACTTCTTGAGCGCCTTCATGCCCCGATCCGGCTTGCCGACGCGACCGCAAATGATTCTGTCGCTCGCCTTCCGGTTGTCAGTTCCGTACCGGCATCGACACTGGTTTATCTTGCACCGGCTCTTGTGGGCATGAGTGTGTCCACAGATGCAATTAACCATCTTCATCGTTCGCTCTAATCCGCTCATTGAAAACGCTCCTCGTAAACGCCCTGCAAATGCCCGCGGTGCGCGTTGAGAATGTCGGCACGCTCAAGGAACGACTCCCACCGCCGCGAGAACCGCAGCGACAGGTCCGAGTTGCGGCCTTCGTCGTTGTCGATGTGGCAGAAAACCGACTCTTCCAGGTCCGCGGCGTCGAACGATTCCATGAACTCGGCGGTTAGCTTCACCCGCACGCGCTCGGGTAGGTCGTCGAATAGCGCGGTAACGCTGGCGCGGAGCAAGCGGTCGGTGGCTTCGGAAATTGTGGGGTTATTGGCTAATGACATTGCAAGCTTCCCGTTAAACCGCCATCGATGAGTAATCCCCGCTTTCTAAACAATCTGCCCAATCATCGAGCCCCGCGGCTCGAAGATCAGCGACGACTCGCGATTGAGCATCTCGCATCACCGCGTCATAAATGTTACAAGCGCGATTAGCGGACGAAATGGCCTCGCGCATCGTGGCGTTGGTTCGTTTCGTTAATTCTCGAAGTCCCGGCTCTTCGCCGGGATTCTCCGAAACAATCTCGCGTTGAAGGCATGCGATGTGACAACGGATGGCGTCACTAAAATCGCCAACATCGCCGTTGTACAGGCGATTGGATGGATCGCGTTGGCGGCGCTCGGTATCGCGCTGTCGGTCCCGTTCTTTTTCGCGTTCGCTTTCGCGGCGACGCAGGTCGTCCACGTCTCTGCGGTAACGCTCGGCCTCATATTTCGCGTCGCGCAATTCCGATTCGGTTGTCGTTTCCATTGCCGTTACTCCTGTTTCGCCGCTCCTGTCGGTGGCGGGGTTACTTCGCCGTCTCGCCGGGGAGAACCATGTCGGGGTTGCCGGGCGGACTACTTCGCCATCTGCCCAGGCCGCGGCGTCTCGGGATCGATCAGTTGCGTCAACTCGATGGCCTTGATGCCGAGCACGCGTGCGATCTTGGGGAACATCTTTCCTTTGGGGATGCACTTGCCGGATTCCCAAAGGCTCACCGCGCTCACCGAAACACCAACCTTGCGGGCAAGTCCCGTCTGATCCAGTCCGGCGGCGAGGCGATAACGGCGAAGTTGGGTCATGAATTTTGCGGCGTCCGGTGCCATCTGCGTTACCATGATTAGAGAACTTACGAGAGCTATTGAGAACTGTCAAGAGTATTCATCGGATTTTTTATCGAGTCTAGTCGAGATTTTTTGAGTAGTTCCGGTAAGTTGTGGTGGTGGAACAACTTGCAAAGGCTAAAAAATTAGTTGTGGAGTACAGAATTGTGAGGGGGTGGACGCAACACGAGCTGTCTGAGAAATCCGGCGTTGGCTATAGCACCATCACGCGGATTGAAACTGCGGTCGCCCCATTTCCCACCCGTCGCATCATGCAGAAGCTAGCTGCCGCCTTCGGCAAGCACTACGACCCGGACAAGATCGCCTTCGTGGACGAATCGCCCCTATTGAAGATCGGCACATTCAAAGGCTCGGAACTCCAATCCCAAGCCGCCAGCTCCGGCAAAAAGGCCAAAGCCGCGGACGAGCGGAAGAAAAAGGCGAGAGAATGAGCCTACGCCATCGCGCGAAGCTGGGGAATCCGGTTCTCCGCGAACCATTGCGCGGCCTGCGCCCCGTTCAAGAATCGCGGCGGCGGGAAAGGCAGGATCGTCCCGACCGGCTCGCCGTCCTCGGTGCACAGTTCCCGCCAGACGGTCGGAAGGTCGTTGCACAGGTCGCACACGATGCCCCGGTCCATCGTGAACGCGTTATGCCGCGCCGACCACTTGGGCAGTCCGTTAATCACGTCGCCGATCGCGGCTGGCTTGCCACACTTGCCGCACAGGTAGTCCCGAAGCACAATTGTCGCCGCCGCCTGATTGGGCGACTTCTCCGGCGCGGGGTCAAGCGATTCCAGCGTCGCGTCGCCGCCCTGCCCGAGATATTGCTCGGTGAGCGCAAGCGTCGCGTCCGCAAACTGATCCGCATCCGCTTCGTCGTCGCTGGCGCGTCCATGCGCTTCGACCCACGCGTGACGCAACTCGTGGAACAATTCGCGCTTGCGCTCGTGCCGTTTCAGCTCGGCACTCAGAAGGATGCGACAGGATCGGGGGTCGATCTTCGCACGGCGGGGCTGGCCGTTGAGCATGATCGGTGCCGAACTAATCTCAATCACATAACGCCGCTGGTCGATGTCGAAATGCACGATCAACTCCCGGTTACGGCCCGCCCTGGCCTGAATTGCTCATTACCGGAAATTACCCTAACCCACGATTCGGCGGCGGTCAAGCAATTTGTTCGGGATTTGTTTTTTGGGCGGCAAACATGACCCGCATCGAACTCTGGCAAGCGTTCTTCACCGCCCTGATGCTCGGCTGTCCGGTGGCGTTTTGGGGTTGGGTGGTGGGGAAGCGGAAATAAACAAGCCCCGGTTTGGCCGGGGCGGGAGTGAACGATGAGATTTAACAGGCGAGTGAAAACATGCCACTAATCCAATGTCCAGAATGCGGGCAACAAATTAGCTCGATGGCGGCGACTTGCCCGCAATGCGCGTTTCCAATTCATCAATCGGGATTGCGAGCGGGCAGGCTGAATCCATCTCATTCGGGTCGGATCGTGACGACGGAGAAAACCGGGAAGGGATTGAAGGCACAACAACTGCTTGCCGTGTGCCTGCTGATTACGTCGGTAACGATGCTCTGCTTTCTTGCCAGCGAATCGAGCAAGGGCAACGACCTTGATATAAGGCTTGCCGCATGGGGGCTTTCGACCTTCATCTCGGTTTGTTGGCTCGCTTATGTTTCCGTCGCGAAGTGGTGGCGTCACGGTTGAGCTTATTTCGGTATCTCCACATCCGTCGTTCCGCTCCCGTCACATCCACACCCGCCTTCAGTTTTGTCGCGCTCAAGCAGTTCTTCGATTTGCTCGTCGCTGGCGGGGAATTTTCCGGCGGGGCAGAAACCGCTTCGCGAGCGATCGACAATGTTTACTGGGTTTAAGGGATCGTAAGAGCAATCCATCCGAAGTTCTTTCGGAAGATTGCGCGCGTACTTGCATCGATGACAGATGGCTTCGCGCATTTAGGAGGGGGTAATCGTTATGACACCACTATTTGCCAGATTGCTAGTGACGCATGTAGTCAACGTGTTGGAAATTCCGCTATGACTGGATGTGCAGTCGGATAGGGAAACGCTACCCGAGAAGATGCTTCCGAAACCAGATGCACAGAGAATAGACATCGCCCCGCCAAATCGAACAAAGATCCATTGGACATCAACCTGAGAAGTCGTCGTGACGCAAGTTCCCCCACTATATTGCTGGTTCACTAAAACCGCGTGATCGTAGGTATAATCCCATCGGCAAAATGAACCGATCGTCTGATTCTGTGTAATCGTGATTGTCGATCCGATTGAACCGATCAGTTGTTGAGCAACGCCCCCGATTGTTACGCAGCCGCAAAAGGTGATCGGCGTTGTAACCGTCAAAATCCAGGTGAGCGGCGTGGTGGTCGAACATTGGGAACACGGTGTTCCGGCCGCACAACAGCAGGGTTGCGGGGACGCCGGATCGTGCGCCTTCATCTTCCCATCGCTGCCACGGCGCATCTTCCCGTCGCTGCCGCGCTGTAGTTTCGCCAGCGTCGGCAACCGCCACCACGGCCCGGCGCGCGGCGTCCAGAGCGACGGACTCCATAACGCGGCGCTCATGTACACGCCTTCCAATCGTTCCCGTTGATGCGGATGAAGGGCTTCCCGTCCGTGTGGAGATAGCCGGTAATGCTTCCCACAAATACTTTTGTGATCGGCGTTCCCGAAGTCAGATCGTGCGTCGATTGGCCAACTTCTGCGGAATTCAGGACGTAGCAGTTGTCGGCGGATGGGACCGTACCGAAGTCGGCTTCTGCAAGCGTAGTGGTTAGGTCGGGCGACGCAGCACCGGTGGAGAGAATCCGCCCGTTGTATTTTCCCCCTCCCGTGCAATCCCCCGTCACCTTAACGAGTACGCTGCGGCTCAGAGGCAGCGATAGCGAAAGGAAAACAAACTTATCGCCCGTTCCGGATTCCTTAAATAGGATCTTGGCCGCGCCCGCGCTTGCGGATTGCATTTTGTCAGTGGTCGCCGTGACCGTTGCCCACGAGTCGTTCGCATCGACAACATTTACCTTTGCGGGGAAAATGCCAGACGCGAAGGCGCGACCGTTAAGCCCGCTCGCAATCGGCTCGGCAGTAATAACAAAACTATCAAAATGGGTTGCGATCGCAGGCGTGACTCCGCTCAACATGACGCGGGATTTGAAGAGGTCTTGGTTTTCGGTGGGGGTGATGAGCGCGGTATCGATTCCGAGCACGCCGAACTGGTCGACGTTCGCCCCGCTGGAATTCTTGACCGTGACGATAACCGCACTGTCGGCTAGATTCGCGCCGGGGCCATCGCCGCCGGAGATTATCCCCCGCGAGCGGGCGTATCGCGCGGCGTCGATAAAGAGGGAGGTTTGTGCCGCGGATGGCTGGAACGGATCGCCCGGCCGCGGCTTGGCGAGTGGATCTGGCATTTATGCCGCCGTACCGATTTGGAGCTGCGAGTAGTCGCCCACGTCGTAGACCTGCTCGACATTCGCCTGCTGTGGGACGGGCGCGAGCCATTTGGCCGATCCCGCAGTGACAGTTTTCTCGACGTAATAAATCCAGAGATATTCCCATCCCTTTTTGTTGAACGGCAGAATGTCGCCGACGACGATTGCGGTCGCGTTGTCGAGCTGCGAAAATCCGAAGGTTAGCGACCACTTTCCATCGGATCGCTTCGCCCCACGCACCTTTCGCAGCCGAACTTCGCCGGCGTTGTAGCCGCGGAAGGCCGCATTGTTCACCTGTCGGCAGAGTGTTTTCAGGGTCGTCTTGAACCCCGGCGTAATCTGCGAATCTTCAAAAACGTGCTCCTCTTCCCACTCATAGAGGGTGATGTCGATGTCGCAGCCCGCGACACTTCCATCTTGGCCGACGCCGATCGCGCCCTTGAAATCAATGATCGTGAATGGAGTAATCGGCGCACGGGAAACATTAGCCTTGGCCTGTGTGATGTGCTGCGTTGCCGTGCCGATGTCGAATGAGAAGCTGGTATCTCCCGGCTGAAGCGCGTCGCCCGTCGTGCCCCTGCGATACCTGACCGTCACGTCCCACCAACCGCCGCCTAGATTGACTTCGGTTGGCGCGACGCTGCTTCGTGGCAGTCCGTTGTCGTCCTCGGTCGGCGCGACGGCTAGAGCCGCATTGGCGATGGCGTTGATGTCTGCCGTGCCGTCCGTGTCGTGCGCGATGTACAGAATTTCGCTGTAGTTGTAATCGCCGAATTCTCCAGCCTTGCTGCGGTAACGCTCGTTTATGTCGATGGGCATGAATTCACGCCGTATAAATCAACCCGCCGCCCGTGCGGGCGACGCGGGCGAGGAAGTCGGTATTGCGGGCGGTTCGGTCTGCGGCGTCGGCGGTGCGCCGCGCGTAATCCGTCGTTCCCGATTGCAGACCCTGAAGCCCCGCGATGTTAAACAGGCCGCGTGATTGCTCGCTGGCTTTCAGGACGGATTTCGATATGTCGTTGGTGTCGAACTTGGGGAAGGTTGGTGGGGTGGATGTTGGCGGCGGTTCGTTTGTTCCGGGCGGGGATTCTTCCTTCGCTTTTTCCCGCAGCTTTTTCAGTTTCTCTTCGAGGTCTGCAAGATCCTGCTTTTGCTGATTCGCCTCGGCCTCCGAACCTTTCTGACTGATCTGTTCGATAGCGGCGAGCTTGGCATCGCGCTCTTTCTCGATCGCGGCGATGGCGTCGGCGGTTTCTTGTGCGACCGCCGGCGGGCTCTTTTTGAACAAATCCTCCATGTACTTCTTTTCTTCTTCCAGTTTCTTCAACCGTGCCTGTTGCTCACCGATAAACTTTCGCGCGCTCTCCTTGTCTGATTCGGATGAGTCCTTGCTGTCGATTGTGTTTTGCGTGTAGCCGATTTGCCGTTTCTGCTCATCGATATCCGCCTGCTTGTCGTTGAGTTGAATCCGATCAGCGGCCGTCTGCAAAGGAATCTGCACGAAAGCCCTCAGCTTCTGCCACAAGATTTTCACTTCCGCAATCGCCTTGGTCCAAGCAATCACTAGGTTCTGTCCTATGGCATCGAAAATCGCGGTGAGTGCGCCCTTCAATTCAATCCAGCCGATTTTTAGTTCGGTGACAACGATCTTCCCGGCCAGCGCAATGTCGCCCGCTGCCAGCGCATCCGTGATGCCACCGAACGCCGTTGCTGCCGTGTCCCGCAGCGTCGTGAACTGTCGCCCGAGATAGCTCAATGCCTTGTTACCCGAATCGCTCAGAAAGAAAAACGCGGAGGCTGCGCCCACGACAACAGCCGAGAGAAGTCCGAGCGGCGTCAATAGGGCTTCCAGCAATCCAGTTACAACTCCGAGCGTCGCGCCGATTCCAATGATGGCGATTCCAAAGCCCGTTATCGCGGTGCCCACAACGGTTAGTGCGATGCCCACGAGCCCTGCGGTCACGGCCAGTTGTTTATGCGACTGCGCGAAATCGATGATTGCACGCCCCGCTTGGTTCGCAGCCCGCTGGAACGGCAATAGTGCGTCGGCAATCGCCCCGCCGATAGTGAATGTGACAACCTTCACCTGCGTCCACAGCCGCAACATCGCATCGTGGAACTGTTCGGCGGCGAGCGCGTCCTTCGTCGTCATAACAATTCCAAGATCGGTCGCTTCCTGCATCAGCGCGCGAACGCCCTTCGAGCCCTGCGTGAGCAACGGCAACAATGCTGCTCCGCCGCGGCCAAATACCGACATGGCCGCTGCCGTTCGTTCGGCTGGATCTGCAATCGACGCGATGGAATCTGCCACCTTCGCGAACTGCTGATCGGGCGAGAGCCCGGCCAGTGCCTCGGTAGTCAATCCGAGCTTGTCGAGTTTTCCGGTCGTACCTTCCGTTTCGTCCGCTACGCCCGCGATGCTCTTTTGCATCTTGCCGATCGCGGGCAACAACTGATCGAACGAAACGCCCGATTGCTGGGCCGCGAATTTCAGTTGCGACAACGCTTCAACGCTGATGCCTGTGCGCTTGCTGGCCTTGGCGAGTTCATCGCCCATTTCCGAGAACGTTCCGAGTGCGACACCCAGCGCACCGGTGATGGCGCCGCCCGCGGCGGTGATGCCAGCGCCAACCTTGGCGATGGTCTTGCCGAAAGAATTAAACGCGGATTCTGCCTTCTTCATGTCTTTGATGAAGGCGTTGGAATCTGCGCCAAGCTCGACGTAGGCGCGGCCAGCGCGAATGTTGGATGATGAAGGCATTTAGCTCGATTTAACCGCGTTCGCCCATCGTGCTGGCATCTGCGGGATTTCTTTTTGGAGTGCCGGACCCATGAACGGACGAGCGGGATATTTCGCGACTTTGACGACTCCGCGACGACCGCGGCGCGGGACGCTGCCGCCGAATTCTTCCAAGTTAGGCGCTTCGCCTTTTCCGAACGGGACCGGGCCGATGACAACCGAGCGATTGCCGGGGTCAAAACCGAAAAATAGAAGGTCTTTGAGTTGTCCCGCGTGGACGTTCGGCGGCGTACCGGGTGCGCTATATGAGCCCGCCTTCTTCCCCTGGCGGGACTTCATCGAACTGCGGGCCGTGCGGCGAACGAACGCGCCTGCCTTGGAGAGTGCCGATCGCGTAGCCTTGTCCATCGCGGATACGACGGCGGCTCGGTCAAAAAAGAATTGCGTTACCTTCGCGGTAATCACGGCAGCGGGCCTTCAGAAAAGATGCCCTGAACGAATACTCCGGTTTGTAACGTTCCGCCGCCAGCGGTCGCGGTGATGATGGTTTCAAACCAGTCGTCCGCAGCATAGGTTCCGCCCGAGATGGTTCCCGTTTCGACAACTCGCGTCGTGTTTCCGGTATCGAGCGTTATGACCGCGGAGAGGATGGACGATCCATTTTTCTTCAGGTCCACTGTCACGGTCGCGGCGCCCACGGCGATACCGATCGAGCCCGCCGCGAACTCGTCAACGGTTCCCGCCGAACGCGCGACATGAAGAATGCGCGTCTCGGTAGTCGCCGTCGTGTTCGGCTGCGAGTGGCTCTTGAAATGCTGGTGGTTGATCTTGTCGACGCTGATCGCGGCGGCTGCCGCGATCTTGGCGTCCGTGACTGAGCCATCGGACGGGACGTTGTTGTCTGCGGTGATCGTTCCGATGACGCGCAAGTCGCCTTGAATTCTATTTGACATGGATTTTGTCTTTCTTGGGAATCATCCCCTTGAGGGCTTCAATGGGAACGGGGATCGCGGTGGGCTGGGGTGCGTAGGGGTTGAAGTCGGCGGGCTTCCACGTTCCGCCGCCCCGCTTGACAAACCCCTTCGGATTCATGCTCGTGGCGCATATGGCGTTCAGCAGCGTCGCGAACAAAGAGGACGTGCGACTCCATTCCAGGCGGCTCTTTCCTTCGGCCATCCATGACAGTTCTCGCAGCGTCAGGGGGCCGGGATCAACGCCGATGACGCCGGCAAGTTCGCAGGCGAGTTTTTCAACGTCTCGGCCAGAAGGTTGTCGATGTCGATCGCTTCGATCGTCTGAGTTGCCGCGGCGGTTGCCTTCTGCATCAGCTCCGCCTGTCGGCGGATCGCCGCTACCGCTTCCGTCTGATGCAGCCCCCGGAAAAAATCGGCCCACTCCGCAAAGAAGGCTTCGCGCGCGGCGTAGATCGCGTCGCCGCCCAGCGCCGCGCCGAATTGTTCATCCGTCAATTTGCGTTCGTCGCATTGTGGCTTGCATAGCGCGTAGAGCGTGTTGCAGAAAAGCTCGATGTCGGTAACGAGGCGCGTCGATAGCGGCGGTTTGCCGTCCGCATATCCCGCGAGATTGACTTCGGGAATGATGCCCTTGACCCGCTTGATTGCGGCGTAGGTGATGGAGATTTGCCACTCCGGCCCGTCCGCGTTCTTGAATGTTTTCATCAGAGTGTGACCGTGACCCACTCGGGCGCGACCGATGTGTTTCCGGTTTTCAGGTTGAAGGTGATGAGTTGCCCCGCGATTAAGGGCTCGTCCTTGTCGTACTTCGTCACTTGAAAATCAGACCAAAGCCCCTGCGTTCCTACAGTCGCGGCGTCGCCGTCCAGAATGGCGATGGGGATCGTCGTGTTATTCAATGCCGCACCGATCAGTGCCGCCATGATCCCGTCCGTGTCGTCGGCCGGGTTATAGGTGGCGGTCAGGTCAACGCTCGCGTCTTTCAGGACCGTCGCCGTTGCCGTCCATCCGCCGTTGCCGCGATTGGTTACGTCGGCGGTTCCCTTTTCCATGTTGTATTTCACGTCTTTGACTTGTGTGAACTCAACCAGGACCGGCGCCGGCCCCTCTACCGATCCGGTATCGGTGTTGAGCGTGCCCCACGATGCGCGAACATCGTCCAGCCAATAGACCTTCGCGTTGATTCCTAGCAGCGGCATGATTCGCCTTTCATCTGCGCGGTGATTACGAAGTGACCTTGACCCATTGCGGCGCGACGGCCGACAGGCCCGGCTTGATGGTGAACGTGACCATCTGGCCTTCGGTCAACGCTTCGTCCTTCTCCATCTTCGTGACTGAGAAATCCGCCCAGATTCCCATCGTGCCGACGACGGTTTTCGCGTTGTCGAGAAGCGCGAGCGGAATCAACGTATTGAGCAGGTACGACGCCATCAGCGCGACAAAATCAGCGTCGGCCGGATCGTAGACCATCGTGATTGTGCCCTCGCCATCCTTAAGCGTCGCGAGCGTGGATGCCCAGCCGTTGTTCCCGCGAATGCTCACGTCGGCGCTGCCTTTGTCGATGGAGAATTTCACATCCTTGGCCTGCGTGATTTCATCAAGTCCGGTGTGCGCCGCCCCTCCGTTCATACCGTTGCCATCGGCTGCGCCCCATGTGGCGCGCGTGGTGGTGCAGCGGTAGGCTTTGGCGTTGAGTCCAAGTAATGCGGACATGATGAGGCTCCTTTAGATTGCGGTGAATTCTTTGAACGTCAGGGTGATGAGGCTGGCGAAAATGTGCTCGCTGCGTAGGCGGTCGCGGTCGTAGACCGGATCGTTAAGCGTTTCGATCCATTTCAGGCTGCTGCTTACGATCTTTCCGGGTCCAAACAGCCGCGCGAGCGTCTTGGTTTGCGTGACCAGCGCGTCAATCTCGGGGTTCGCTTCTTCCGTTGCGGGGTTGCCGGTGACCAGCTTGTAAACGCCTACGTCGACCGCCAGATTGTTTTCGTACTGATTGCGCGAGGCCAAAATCCATGCGTCGGTGTGCGGCATGACCGCGACGCGCAGAGTTTTACATTCTTCGAGCGTGAACGCGGGGACATAAACGCGGATTGCGGCGTATGCCGCCGGGCTTCCCGCCGCCGCGTTCAGTACCGTTTTTACGGCATCGGCTGCGTCGATGGCGGTACTCATGTCTTGCTCGTCTGCTTCGTGTGGATGCGGTAGGTCTGTCGGTAGGGATCAGAGAACCGCCATGCTGGTTCGGTCCCAAAATCCATCACCGTGTAGATGACGCTCCCCTCAGTAATCGTGTCGCCGATGGTCGGCTCCATCGTCACGCCGTCTACAATCAGGTCAGCAGTAGCGACCATGTAGTCGCGGGATTCCAGCGTGACGACCACGCCGTTCCCATCATCCACATTGAAGGTTGTTCGCCCGATAACGGCTGAAACGCATCTCAGTTGCCATCCGTTGCCCGCGTACGTCACGCTCTGCGCAGCGAACGCTTTCATCTGCTGGCCGAGCCAAGCCGAACCGTCTTTTAGTAGGTCAATCATTGCGTTCTGGTGTGGTCTCGGCCGGCGCGTTCTTGTCCCACTTTGCCCGCGTATCGTCGTCGCCGTTCATGTACGTTCCCCATCCACGCCAGTTGGGGAATTGCGCGTCGCCGCGGTGGGAAAGGGGGATTTTTCGCGTGATGAACGTCCTGGCCCCGAGCGCGTGAAGTTGGCGTGAGAAATACCAGTCCTCCGACTCGCGCAGGTTCATCCACTGATGATCGGGTCCGCGGGTTACGCCAGTTGGGAAATCAAAGAAGCATTTCAGCCGTCCGCGCTCGTCAGTCTCAAAAAACAACGGCTTGCGCAGATCGCATACCCAACAACCGGTGTTGTGCAATAGAACCTTGTCGGGATGCGGCGTATCTTCGATCCCGAACGTCTCGGGAAGCTCCATGATTTCCCACATGGTGAAGCGGCGGAACGCGCCCCAGGGATTATCCTTGTCGCCTAATCCGCAACTCGTCAGCCCGCGAATGTCCTTCAGTGGGATCGCGGTCGAGACCATGTGCGCATCAAGCCGTTCAAGTTCCCCGATCAGCACATCCAACCAACCCGGCGACGGCTCAACGTCCGAATGCAGCATCGCGAAATGGGTGATTTCTCCACCTTCGTAGGCGTTCAATGCCTGCGCCCAAAGCGCGTTGAAATCGTCCCAGCCGTTCGAGTTGTTTCTCGCCGTCACTTCATGCGCGCCGAGCGACGATTGCGAAATTCCGCTGACTGCGCCCCACGAAAATCCCTTGCCCGGCGCTGCAAGCATGACCTTTCTGCGCTCAACGACGCATCGCTCTGCAATCATCGCAGAATCGACCCGTCGGTGGACGCGCCAGCGCGACGGATCGCGCATGATCTGTTCATCGAACGCGCGTACGACATCCAAGTCGGATTCATGGCAGTCATGCACCATGAGCATCCCGCCGAGCGCCAGTTTTGGGAAGTAAAGCCGGAAATCCCGCGAGACGGTCAAATAATCATGCCCACCATCTACGAATAAGACGGCGCAGCCGGGAATTTCATCAACCGCGTCCTGGCTTGCTTTGGGAATGATCTTGACGAGCCCGTTCACGCCAACGCGATCTAGGTTCGCGCGCACCAGTTCCGGCGTGCTGCTTTTCCATCCCGGTTGCAGCCCCGATGCCGATGGCCGGTCTGCGGGCGGGACGCCTTCAAAACTGTCGATGGCGTAAACCGGGTGGCCCGCGCCCGCCATGCTGCCCAGCGCTAGCGCCGCCGTGGATCGGCCTTGCCACGAACCGATTTCGACAATCGGCCCGGTCGCTTCTTTCGCGAGGTCGTACAACGCCCCCGCCTCACGCTCGGTTAGCCATCCATCAATCGACGTAGCCGCTTTGATCGCTTCATCACGATCCATTTGTCGCTCCTGTTGCTGTCATCATTCGGTCCCTCTTTGATCCGATAAACCGCGCCGGCGAGATTTACCCCGCCGGCGCGGGTGATGAAGCGACAGATTAGGTCGGCGTTTCCGCCGCCGTGAACCAGTCGGTGGTGTTGTAGGCGTAGAACGAACGAAGCGAGAGGTTCGCCATGTTGTAGACGGCATTCGCGGTCGCGCCGTTGATCTTGCTGCCCGATGGCGGAAAGACCTGAAGCGTACTGCCGCTCGTGCCGCTCTTGATATGGCAAACAGCGCCCGCCGCGGTTGTCGGCAACACAACCGCCGCCGAATTGTTCGCGCCTGTGACGAGCGTAAACCCTTCGGTCACGGCATTCGCATTGCCCTGTGCCGTGCCGCCAACGGCGACGGTCGCAACCGGGATGCGTGGATTGTGACCGAACGTCACCGTGCCGGTGGTTCCGATGGTGATCGCGCCATCGGTCCCGGTCCCGTTTTTGGCACCGCCGTTGATCGTGACCGCGCCGCCGTTGGAGTTGTTGGCCGTCGCCGCTCCACCGGCAATCGTAACGGCCCCGCCCGCGCCGGTCGTCGCACCGCCGGCTGCACCGGAAATGGCGATAGCACCGCCTGCGGCACTTGCAGCAGCCGCCGCTCCGGTGATCCCGAGCGACGAATCGCTGCCCGTGATGTCATCGGCGGTCACGGTTCCGCCAACGCTGGTCGCGAGCTTGATCGCTGTCAGCTTGACGTTGAGCGTGGCATCGCCCGTCAATGCGGCGAGAACGCAGACGCCAAGCAGATTAGCGCCCGATGCCGTAGACGTTGCCGCACCGGTCCCAGCCGTGCCGACAACCGGGTTTGCCGTTGCGTTCCAGTAGACGGCATCCCCAGCCGAAAACGTGGACGTGTCCTTGGCGACGGCGTAAACGCCCTCGGCCGCGAGGGCTCCGAGCGCATTGGCCGCGATGTCGTTGTCCGCGATGATCGGCAACGTGCCGATGACGACCACGGAACCAGCCTTGACCGCGCTGCCGGGCGTGTAATCAATCTGTCGGCCTTCTTTGAGTCGAGTAGCTTGCATGATGATTCTCCGTTGAGAGTGAGTTGATGAATGGAATTAGACGCCGGCGCTCCATTGGGCCGTGCGGTAATCGTGGAGCGCGACACCAAAGTCGTAGATGCAGCGCAGGTAGATGCCCAGCGTGTTGAAGTTGGCTTCGCCGCGTTCGATGATCGGCGTGGACTGGCCGCGCAGATAACCGATTTGCAGCGGAGCCTTGCCCGTGCCGGGGTCGCCCAAAAGCATCCACGCCGTATCCGTCATGCCCGAGACCGGCGATTGCGCGCCAAACCACGGAGAGACGACCGGCGTGTATTTGTTGCGGTGAGCGTTGAGATTGGGCTCGACGCTCTTGCTTGACGTGCTGCCGAGCGCGCCGACAACAAGGTTCGCACCTTGGAAAAGGTTGTCGGCGGTTGTTTCGAGCGCGGGGCCAACAAGAATCCGATCCGGTGTCTGCATGATCGGGTTTCCGTTGGCATCTTTTTGCTCGCGGAACTTCTGGCGAGCGGTTGCCATCGATGCGATAGCCAGCGCCGAGCCCGCCCCGCTCGCGTAATTCTTAGCGCCGGACGAAAAAAAGTTGAAGGCGTTGGCCGTCTGTCCCGTGCTTGCGCCCGGAGCAACGGTCGTCAGACCGGAAAGCAGCGTCGTGAAGGCTGCCTTTTCCCGCGTCACCATCGCGAGTTCCATCAACGATTGCGGAGCGGCGGTAATCGCGCTCATATCGTCGTTGACAATCATCGTGCGCGTGATGACCAAAAGGCCGCCCTGCGTCTTGATCTGGTTTTGGTACGTTTCGTCCTGCAAGCCGACGTTCGGCACTTCGCCGGTCGGTGCTACTTCCGACATCGTTCCCAGCGCCGTCATGCGGTATGACTTGAACGGCTTAAAGTCGTTGGAATCGCGCTTCCAGCAGAGCTGATCGACAACGCTTTCGGCCATGTCGTACTGCTGCAAAAGCATCTTGTTCAAGACGTTTTCGAGCAGTCCAGACAGGCTCATCGTCGAAAAATCGCCGCCTGCGGCTTGAATGCCCGACAGGTTGCGATCGTGCATGAACATCCTGCGCAGGAAATCTTCGTCCATGCGGCCCGGCTGGAACGGAATGCCATTGGCCGCGGCGATCATGTACATCGCCTGATGCAATCCCATCCGGCGAAGCTGCTTGCCAGTGGCGATTTCCTTGGCTTGGTCGGTGAGCCCTCGCAATGCGTACTCTTCGCTGACGCCGCCAGACATTGCGACCGATGCGTAGATCATGTCCGGGGTGGCATCTTTGCCGGCGCCGGTGTTGATGTACGGCCCACCGCTCGGGCGCGAGGCGCGGAGTGTTTCAAGTTCCGTCTTCTCGATCGTCCAGCCTTCTTCGATGGCCTTGGCCTCGATGTCGGCGTGCTTGCCGTCGCAGGTTTTGCGGATGGCATTGATGCGCTTTGTTTCCGCTGTCTGCGTGGCGCGAATCTGCTTCAGCGTCTCGCCCGCAACGTCAACGGCTGGCTCGTCGTCAACCTTGGCCTTGATCGGCTTCTTCAGCGGCTTGGCGGCCAGAACGACTTCATCGTCGTCGGCACCATCGGCAGCAACCGCGGCCTCGGCATCATACGCCGCCTGCAAAACGGGCTTCTGCTGGTCGCTGAGGTCGCCCAGCGCGAAGCCCTTCGACTTGAGCCATTGCTCGAAAGTCATGGGGATTCCTTCTGCGGCCTTGGCCGCAATGCGGGCGGACGTGTTTTCGTCAGCGCCACGGGTGGTGAATGTCAGCTCGGACAAAACGGTTTTGCGAGCTACAACTAGCGGTCCCGAAAACGTCTTCCCGTTGACCTGGACCATTCGGCCTTCGGGTATGAATTCGTTCTTTTGCGGATCTGCCCCGATGGAAATTTGCCACGGGAAGCCCTGCAACCCCGATTCGCGAACCTCATTTGCCGCCGGGCCGGCGCCGGAAATGATTCCTGAAGCGGTGATCTGGTTCGCGGTGATGCTGATCGCGGTGGTGTGGCCCACCCTGTCATCGCCTTTGTGTTCCAGAAGTGCCGGAATCGTCTGTTTTGTGGTCATCCCCTGAAGGTCAACCACGAGCGGATACGGCGCGTAGGCTTTGAGGCGAAGCTCGCCGCCGGTGTAGGCCGTGACGTTGAATTTCGCCGGGCCTTTGTCGACGCTGGCTTGAATTTCCGCTGTGGCGTCAAAATCGAAGCGGATCAGCTTTGGCGTTCCCTTGGACGTGTTGAGGGAAGCCAAGATGGTCCGCCGCGGGCGGTTTTTCGTTTTCATGGGATTTCTCCGGGGGTTAAATCAGTCGTCTGACGTCGGCGTTTCGTCGTCGCCGTCGTTGTCGGATTCTTCGGGGTTTGGTTCTGGCGCGATGGAGGCTGGCGTCGGCGTCCCGCGTGTCGCAAAAACCTTCTCGCGCCGCGCTGCGCGCAGTTCGTCGACGCTCATGCCGTAGGATTTCGCCGCAGATTCCTCAACCTCTTCCCAGTCGTAACCTTCCAGCGAGCATTCGATCGGAATGGAGGATACGCCGCTTTCAAGTCGTGTTTCCGCCGCCGTCGCCATCTTCGCGGGGTCCGCGTGCGCGGTAATGCGGTCCCAGCGCCAGCCGTGCGGGGTTTCGATCAGCACGCCTGGAATCGGCTGTGGCATAGGCTTGGAGAAAAGCCCCGCCAGTCCCATCGATCGCAACATGCCGTCGACGCGCTGCGCTTCAAGAATCCATTCGGCGAAAATCCGGTCGAGCAAAAACTCGTACTCGCTGCGGTCGACGTTCACGGACTTAATGAACGATTGCGAGGCAACGTAAGCGCTGGACATATTCGCCAGCCGCGCATCACCTGTGAAGATAAACAGCGGCATGTCGAGCGTCTGGCTGATCTCCATCAGCAGGGCCATCGTGTACATGTCGTAAGTCGTCGTCGGCTGCTCGGGCTTCATCTGGAAGGCATCGTAGCCATCCGGCAGAACGCCCATCATGCGGCGCTTGATCTCGATATAGTCCGTGTCCGTGCCGAATCCGGTGTTGCCCTTCGTCGCGGTGTCCGCGTCGGCCGGTCCCTGCGTCTTAATGAACCCCGCATGGTCCGCCGCGGTCTCTGCCGCCGCTAAAACCGCCTTGCGATAGCGACGAAGCTCCGCAAACAGGTCCAAGGCGGGCACGGCGTCGGGAATCCCGCGGTGCTGGCCGGGGCGAATGCGTCGAAAATCGTGCAAAACGTAGCGCGCTTCCCACGGATCGAATTGATAGCCCATCAGCACGAACGCCCCGAAAGCGCCTGGATGCTGCTTCAAAATGTGATAAATCTGCGGATTACCCCACTTATCCAGCACAATTCCATCGAAATATTGGTCGGGGAACTGCGATGGGTACATGCCAAATAGCGGACTCGCCACCTGATCGCATTCGATTTCAAAAACGTCGAGCTGAACCGGGTGTGGGATACCCGGATTATTCCGCATGAGATTGAATCCCTCGCCGTTGTAGAACCGCGCCGCTCGCCCGGTGCGCATCTTCTCGGCTAGGCGAATCTTCTTCGTCCACAGATTGAAGCTGGTTTCGATTTCTTCGTTGAGCCCTTTATCGTCGGTTCCCATGTGAAGCCGCGGGCCGGTGCCGATAACGAATCGAGCCAGCCGATTAGCGCCGCCCATGAAAAACGGGTTGTTGTGATATTCATAACGGCAACGCATCCGCAACGTGCGCCGGACCATCCACGATGCCGACGCATCAACCGACATCGCATCGGCCATTGCCCAGTGACGGCGGTTATCATCGGTCGTAAACTGCGCATCGAACCGCGCGCGAACCGCCGGGAGATGGGGAATCTCCCCGAATTGCGGGCCAGTTACCCGATTCGCCTGAGCCGGCGTCGATCGCGATGATGTATCGCCGAACGGCGGGAGCTGCTTCATACAAGCCGGTCGTTGTCGGTTAAATCAACGTCAGCCGCGCCCGGCGGAACAATGCGAACGTAGCGAATGCCCACACCTACCTTGTTCGCAGCCTTTGCGGACAGGTATTTATCGAGCTTGATTAGGTCATCCGCAGAACGCGATTCGACGCTGCCCTGATCGCCTGACACGCGGAGCGGGCCATTCATCGCATCGGTTAGTTTGTCGGTTGAATCGGACATGGATTTCCTCGGTTAGCTTCTTCGCTGCATTTCCGAAAATCTGACGCGCTTCACGATCCGCTCGACCATTCCTGGCGACTCGGGGATCTTCACGCCGCGCACCGATGCCGCGACATGGCACCCCACAAGGCAGTCAAGCCAGTGGTTGTCCGAGCCCTTTACCCGCAGTTCCCACTCCGTCACCGTTCGATCGCTGGCCGTTACCGGAATTCCGCGCTCAGAGACGATGTGATCGGCGAGCAGGCGATGATCCTCGGGTTCCTTGCCAAACAGGGACAGGCACCCACGTCCGCCCATCCCCACGCGGAGCCGGGAGAAAACAAATGACTTCCAGAAATTTGAGTTGAACGTGACGTAACGGACGGTACGACGGCCCGCCACATTCGGCATTCGCCAATTCAGCCCCACGCGATCGCCCGGCTTGCGGTGGTATTCAGACATCGGGCGATTCTTTGCGCCGATGCCCTGGCCATGCGATGGCATCAGAATTCCCGTATGCGCTGATTGCCTGCAAAACTGATAAATCACGTCGGTTGAGTCGCCCCAGTTGGCGTCAATCTGAATCGCGCTGGGCTTCATCACCGCGCCGTCCTCGCGCAGCCAATCGCGCGACATCAGATTGCCCACCGTCATGTCGAGGCCAGCATAAATCGCCTCTTCGAGACTTTCCTTTCCGGTTTCCTTTTGCAGCGTCCGTCGCACGTCCTTATAGGCGAAGTATTTCCGCCGCTGGTCGGGGAACGTGTCATAATCGACAATCTCGCCGGTGAAGTCATCGGCGAACGCCACGCACATCCAATACAGGGCGTTTTTCTGAACGTCGATGAATGAAACAAGGTGCGAGGCTGTCGGCGGCAGTAGTCCGCGGTCGCGACCCGTGATCTTTTCGGCGATCTCCTTTGCAGTGATCTGGTCGCCGGCCTGGTCCTTCTCGCGCGTCGGCTCGTTCTGGCACTCGCTGGCGAAGACTTCCGGCCCATCGTCAATCAGCGCGTTGTAGGCGTGCTGAATTGCCGACAATTCCGTCGCGGGGTCAAAGCAATGTTCCCACGCGACCGCGCACGCTTCGTCCATCTTGCCGCGATTGGTCTGATAGAACTCGGTCGCGGCCCGGTGCGCGCGCTGCTGATCCCCCAGCATCGCGCCATCGTAAGTGTTTCGCAGGCGGGCGTAGTCGCCGAGCCAAAGCGTGTCGTGTGTTTTCGACCACGCCGACACCATCTTGATCCGCATTCCCTGCCACGCGGGGAACTTCTTGGCATCCAGCAGTGTTTCAATCAGGTCGTCGGGGCGGATGACGGTCGCATTCATCACGACCGCGATTTTCCGATTGTGACCCCCCAGTTTCAGGATGCTCTTGCGAATCACGTCCAGCCGCTTGCGGACCTGTAGTTCCGTCGCTGCGCTTTCGTCAGTCTGCGGATCGTCGATGACAACGAAGTCCGGTCGCTGCTGCGTCCCGTCGGGCCGCTTGTGCTTCATCCCGCGGCTCGCCGCCATGATCGAGCACGCCGCGATGATGGCGCCGCTCGCGACGCTGCCGGGAATCGTCGGCAGGACGATCGTGTCGGCCCGCCATTCGATATGCGTCTGCTGGCCCTGGTACGTCTGTGACCCGCACCGCTGCGGCTTACCTTCCAGCGCCCGCACCGCGTGGCAAACTTCGGGAAAGTCGGCGTAGAGCAGTTCGTTCTCGGACAGCTCAAGCTTGATACTGTCGATGTTGCCCGCTGACCCATCGGCGCCGGATGCGAAGATCGGGACGAAGCGGCGATGCCCGTACAGCACGGCCCAGAGCGCGGCGTTTTCTGAAATCGTCGTCTTGGCAAATCCGCGGGGGAACGCTTGAACGAACAACCCGCCGTCAATCGCGCATTGCTGAATTCGGCTGATCGCGTCCGTGTGGGACTGGCTGAACGGTTTCAGGCCGGTTGACGCTGGGAAATACGTCGCGAGGAAGAGTTTCAGGTCAAGACGGCAGCGATCGCGGCGATCGGGGTCGATTAGCGCCGGAAGGTCGCCGATGTCAGCAACAGCAATCGTTCGTTCGCGCGATCGCTTGGCCGCTGCTTCGCGGTTTGCGTCACCGGCGCCTCGCAGTATCGAAATCTCCGCCGGAATCGGTGATGGTTCCGGCGTTTTTTTGCGACGGGACATTGAAAAGGGAGGAAAGTTGCTGTTGTTGACAGTTCGCTATGCAAGCAAAAAATGATTTATTCGCTGGGAGAACCTAAGAAAATCGAAGCGAATTCCATACACAGGACGCAGCTAATAGATGAACAGCCATTAGCTACGGCCTAGCCAATGCGTTCGCCGCGTCAAGAATCTGTTGCGCAACGCCACGATGCCCCGCATTGCGGCTGATTGACACTGTGGCGACGTACTTCCCTTCGGCATCCCTGATCTGCACACTCGATGCGTTCTCTTCCCCGCGATGCCACGGCAGCGGATGCGCATCGAACACCGATCGAATCGGTGCATCATGCACGAGCGGCGATGAGGCAGGAACGATCATACGTCCAGCACACTGGGCACGATCGACAGCTTGCCTTGGAGCAGGACAATCTTGTCGTCAACGTTCCATAGGAAATACTGATAGGCTTTTGGCGTCACGGTGTCGGCAGCGTTGTAAGTCACCGTCACCTGATTGTTGTCCACACCCCCTAGCGTAATTCCGCTGCCGCTCTCATATTTGAATGCCGGCGTCAGCGAGTCGTCATATACGCTCTCGGTGTCCTTCTCGTCTCTCGTGTAGACGATGAATCGTAGCGTCTTGCCCGACAGGTCCACCGCGGCCCCAGTTCCATCGACAATAACGAACGATTCGGATGGTGCCGATCCAGCCGCTACGTCGGGTAAGTCTCGCGTTGAGTATCGTGGATTTGCTGAGTTCGCGAGGATCGGCGTGATTACCATCGTCGCCCCGCTACTCGCCGCAATATCCGCCGCGATCGACGCGCCCGCTGGTGTGCCGAGCGTCGTCACAATCCTCGCCACGGTGTTCTCGATCTGCTCAAACCCTTCACTGCCATCCAGCAAGCCCGGCACACTGCTCACCGTCACTTCGTTAGACCCGTTCCAATCGAAAGCGCCATCGAAATAGAGTGGCGGCCTGCCATCCGAAAACGCGAACGACGCGCCCGCCTTGATGCACACTTCACGGGTCCACAGCCCAGCCGGTAGCGTCGAAAGATCGGGCGGCGGATAAAATCCGGTTGAGCCAACTTCCGTTCGTGCGATGCCGCAATGCGCCTCGTTCGCACCGCTGATCGCAACCGTCGCGTTTCCGACGAAATCGCGGATGTTCGATCCCTGCGTGAAGCGGTCATAGAGCGACAGGCCCGAGACGTTCGAAATGGTTGCGGTGTCAGGCATAGATCAAAAAAGGTTTGCCGTCAGAAGCGACCCCGTTCCGTTATTCACATCGAGCACCGCGCCGCCATCCCTGCGCGAGCAGCCCGCCGTCACGACATTTCCGGTTTGCGTGTCGTCGATGTATCGATCGGCGAGCGTTTCACCGTTGCCCGCATCAATCACGTCCGTCATCACCGCGCACGCGCGGACGGTTCCAGACCCGAACGCGCCCAGCGCGACGCTGAGATTGAGGCTGCCCGTCGCTCGGACCACGCCACCGAAGATATTCACGTTCCCGTTGCCGCAGGCGATCGCAGCCGCACGCGCGCCGGCGGTGTTGCTTGGCCCAAGCGATTCGAGGATGCACGTGTAGAGATTGACCGTGCCAGTGAAAACGCGGCAGACATCGAACTTGGCCGAGCAATGGCAATTCCAGTAACTCGATTCGCCAGTCCCGCCGTTCTGGTAGATGCAGTCCGTATCCGCGCCCAGCAGGTCGCAGTTGATGACGTGGTTGCCGCCATTGCTGCTCGACACGCCGATCACCGATGACGAATTGGTCAAGCTTTGCAGCGTCAGATTGGCGACGATGAGGTTCCCGCCCATCTTGAGCAGCCCGTTCGCGGGGCTGGATTTCGTGTTGGTGACGATCGACACGCCGCGTCCCGATCCGATGAGCGAGACGTATTGCGGCAGCGTGTAATTGTTGTTGCCTAGCGCATAAGTTCCGGGCGCAAGGTAGATCGCCACCGGCGAGGCCGAGCTAGGCGTCGCGGCGCTCGCAGCGGTGATCGCTGCGGGAATCGTCAGAAGCGGCTTGTCGATTCGCCCGATCGCGCCGCTCCCATCATTGCCCGCCGGATCGACGAAGATGCTACGCGAACGGTTGACCTGTGAAAGTAGAAGCGCATCCGCCGCTGCCCTGGCCGTCGCTTCCGTCGCGATTGCGACATCGGTCTGCGTCGTGGTGTAGTAACTGCTGGGGCTTTTCCCGGAATCCACCACTCGCCCGCCGCTGCCGATGCCGGCGAAGTTGCCGCTCGTTCCGCCGGGGATCGTGAGTGTTGGAGTCAGGCCCATCGTTAAATCTCCCCGTGCGGCCCGATCGCCTTATCGTTGAACGTCGACGACGCGAACGAAACCGCCCCCGGATTCGCCTTGACGTACGCCGCCGTCGCCTGCGTGAACAGCGATTCACCGTAGAACTCGGAGCCGCTGATCGTCGCCACCGCCCCCGGCCATTTGGCGAAGCCGTCCTTGCTCGTGCGCGGACCTTCGAGATTGATGCAGGCGTATTCCTTGGCCCCGACCTTGGCGCGAATGACGACATTCTCGACAAGCCCATCGCATCCGGCGGTCAGGTCGAGAAACTTGTCGCGCACCCATATTTCCATATTGCGGTAATGAAGGAACGTGCGCTCGTTGTTCCGAATCGCCGGCGATCGAGTTTCATCGTCTAAGTGGACGGTGAGTGGACCACCGCCCGCCGGACCATCGCATAGCATGTTCTGGAAGATCGTGCGGTAGCCAACCGGCACGGTTCGATTCGCGTTATACGCCGCCATCTCCGCGGCGCTCAGCGGCATGCTCTCTTTGCAGGTGATGGCCGCGCCGGGATAGGGCGAATCGTGCTTGATGTAGCCCGAGCGCCCGTAGGCGGGGTGATTCGGCGGCAGATCCAGCTTGCGATCGGGGTCGCCGTAAACGCATCCGCGATGAACGTGCGTGCGGATGCCGTGGTAGCCACTCAGGTTTTCGAGTTCCTTCTCCGTGAGCTTGTGCGTCGGGTCGACATGGCCCGCCACGACGATCTCAAGGGTGTGAATCCACATGCCGATCGTCGGTGTGGCGTCGCCGCCGTTGTATTCGCCGTACTCGCGCGGATCGCCCTCGGACGAGTCGAGAAACCCGACGTCCAGATTTTGCGAGCCGGACGCGAAGAGCGCCGAAGCGGTGCCGAGCTGCGTGATCGAGTCGATGCGCTGATTCTTACCAGCCATCTGCACGGCACAGCCGGCGCGATCGTCGTGCCGCAGCAGTAGGTTCCCCAAGTGCGCGCCGTCCGTGCGATTGACGATCGCGGCGGTGGATGGTTGTACCCACGGTGCCGCTCTCGTCAGCGTGAACCCGATTGATTCGCTGCCGAGCAACGTAATCGGCCCCGCGAACACTTCCACCTTGAGCGTGTGCGCCCCGATGCCCAATGCGAGCGGCGTATACGATCCGTCCGGGTTGTCGCCAGCCGCGGAATAAGGCGGCTTGCTTTCGACGTGCTGAGCGCCGTCCAGCGTGAATCGAACACTGCCCACGGTCGCGCCGGTGATGTCCGCGCGCACGGACCATTTCGCGGGAAGGGTTGACGGGTCGATGGCGTTGCCGTTGACAAGCGAACGAATCACCTTGCCGTTGCTCGCGTCGACGATGGAGAGGGTGATGGTCATTGGGTGTCGTTGGCCGAGATTTGCAGGGTTTGGGTGGTAATCATTTCATTTCCCTTGCGTCGTCACCAGCCACGCCAGCGCGAGCAGCGTCACGATGCCCAGCGGCGCGAGGACGTTGGCGGCGCGGGTGGTCATTTCATCAACACCGCTCGTACCGCGCAGTCCTTTGCTTCCAGCAATTTTCGGAGTGCCGCAGTCGTTTCGGCATTCTGCGGCCCGTCCGCGATCCGGTTCGCAAGCTCCCCGAACGGTTTCGATGCTTCCTGCAAATGGGCGGGAAGATGCTCATAGGCAAAGAATTGCATCAGTGATTGCACGCCGGGATGTCGTTCAGCCATCGTTGTTTTCCGTTTCTGCTGCGACGGCGATTCCGTGCATATCAATCACGGCTCTGCCGTCGTCTTCGTTAAATGCGTGCTGGTAGCCAGCTGCTTCCAGCTTCTCTTTAATTTCCGCGAACGCCTGTCCGCTTAGTTCTAAAATTGCGTAAGTGTGAGTTCCCAAAAGTCACTCTCCTGCTGTCAACTTCCAGCAACACGAACACTCGATACTTGTCTGACCGTTTTTCGCCACAACTTTCAGACGAAGACCTTTTCCGCACTCGAAACAGCGCAATCCCGCGATGCGAGACAGAAGATTGCCCATCGCAACAACACACTTCAGCAACAGCAGCAGGGCTTGTTTCAAAACGGCCACCGATAAAACGCCGCCCACAACACGAAGGCGATGAAGATTGCGCCGAGCACCATCAGCACGCGGGCGATGATTGTTACGGCGATGTCGCTCATTTCGGTTTCCTCCGAACAGCCGCCGAGAAGTCCGAAAATCACGCAGACCAAGCAATCCGAAACCTTCTCGATGATTCGTCTCGCGAAGTTGGCGGCATGGGTGGTCATTCCAGCGGCGACCCGAAAAGCCCGTAGCCGATCAGCCCGAGCAGCACCCAGACGATCAGCGAAGGAACGAGAAAACGCCGGTCGGATTCGACGTAGCCGCGCCAGCCGATGAACAGCAGCGCGATGACGTATATGAGCCAGTACCAAACGCCGATTGTCATTTGCGTTCCTTTCGCGGAAGTAGGCTTTGGGTCATACGTCCGCCTGCTTCGCGTCGTGGTCCCGCGCCACGCTCTCCGCGGCGTCAGCAATCGCCACGTCCTCTTTCTTCTTCGTTAGCTCAGCGATGCGCCGCTTGTCGGAGGCGATGGTATTGAGCATCAGGCTGCGCTCGCCGTTGAGCTGCTTGTGAATGGTCTTCGTTGTGGCGGTGTTGTCTTTCAATTCCGTTTTTACTTCCGCGACCTTCTCTTTGACTTCGCGGCGATCGACCTTCGCCTCTTTATCCCGCTTCGATGCTTTGTGATCCGCCCAGCGCTGCATGATGACCGCGATGATGACCATCACCGGCGTCAGCAGACTGAACCACTGGTCGGAGGAAACGGTGGCGAGGATGCTGAGTGATCCGTGCGTCACGTCACCGCCGCGTCAGACTTCGCCTGCACCGCCTGCTTCGCGTCCATCAGCAGTTTCTTTGTCGTTTCAGAAACGTCGAGATTGGCGAGCTGGCCGGGCGGGATGTTGGCCGCGACTTCGGTCGTCAATTTGCGCTCACGCAGATAGCGAATCGCGAAGTAGACGAAGATTCCCGCCGTCGTGACGATCAGGGCCGCGCCACAGCCGACGAGCCACGGCATGAGCTTGTCCAGCAGTTCGTCGGAGATGCGCATCAGGCCGAATACGAGCGCGCCCGCCAGGCCCGCGATCAACACGCCCGCGCCGGCCTGGACCTTCCCGCCGTCGAGAAAGGCGTGAACGCCGAGCGCTATGCCAGCGACGATCGCCAGCGCCGCAATAATTCGAATCACGTCCTCCACGCGGTAGAGCCACTGGCGGCTCGAATCGTTCTCTTTGGTGAGCGTCTTGACCTGCTTCACCGCGTCGGATTCTCCGGTGCGCACGTCCTTTTCGCCCGATTGGATCTCCGACGCGCCCGCGGCTTGGTTTGCGTTGAGTGGTGCGGATTTCACGCGGGTCAGGCCGTCGTCAATCTGCTTCAGGCCCGAGTCCATCGCGCCAAAACCGCCGACGTGCTCACTGACGTCGGCGCCGTTCTTGGGACAGCCGGTGAGCAGGACTAGCAGGATGATGGGGAGCAGAGATTTCATGTTTCAAAAACCCGGCGCGCCCGAAAGCGTCGCCGGGAAGGTCGGGCAGACCTATGCCGTGGGAAATTCAGGCCAAAGCCAAGCGGCGATTCGTCGCCCAAGTCCATCGGCGCTATCCATTCGTTGTTGCAGTTCAGCGAATGATTCGAAATTCTGACCGGAAATTCTCCAATAGAATTTCACGGCGTTCGCTGGCGCGTCTTGCCCTTCGTCGATTACGAGCACAAACAGGTTCTTCCAATCGCTGCGAGTCGATTCGAGTTCTGCGCGGATATGCAAATCTTGGCCGCGTGGGACGCGCTCGCCCTCGCGCTTGTATTCGATGCGGGCCTTCCTTTTTGCACCCCAATTATCCAGTTCGTGCGTGCTGAAAGAGTGGTCGACATCGCATGGTCCGTTTCTTTCCGGGCAATGCTTGTTGATCCATTGCCCGGATCGAAGCCATGACACTTCGCCGGTTCCCCCGCAACATGGGCAAGATGTGCGAAGCGGATCGTTCACCGGATCAACACAAAACCGAACTTCGTGAATGATTCACAAAATGCCTTCGCGTCTTTCCCGAGATAGATAACCGCCTGCCCCTGAAGCGGTGCGCCCGGTTTGCCGTCCTCGTCCAAAAACTTGACGCGCCCGGATGGAAAACAAATCGCGGAGGCGACGTTCGCCAACTTCTGAAACCATTTCGTCTCAGTGGCGTTGTTCACCAAAACGATTGCTTCGGGAACGTCGGCGGGGAAATGCCCGCAGAGTTTTTCAGTGAAGGCCGTCACCAGATCGGACGTGTAAGGCGGGTTCATCCACACCTTGCCGCGCCAATCTTGCTTCAGGCCGTCGTCGTCAACGGCGTAGAACGTTTCCGCGCCGACAACTTTTTGAGCAATCTTCGATGTGGCGGGGTCGAGTTCGATCTCACCCAGCACTTCGCGGGCCGCTTCGATATATTCCTTCGGCGTGTACCATTCGGGAACGCCGGTATTCTTCGAGACGTGCGCCGCAGTTCCCGCCTTCTCTGTCCCGGTGGCGAACCGGATGAAATCGATAACGCTCACCGGCTCGTCGACTTCCTTGTTGGCCTCGAAATACTCGTCAATCCGTTCCGCGTTCGCGGCTACCTTGCGGTAGTTTGTCAGCGTGTTTTTCGAGAAGGGCAAAGCTGTCCCATCGCTTGGGATAGCTTTGTTGCCCTTGCCGCCCATCGCCCCGCGCTCTTCGGGCGGCTTCGCTGGCATCGCCTTGCCGATGTACGCCGTCAGCTTGAATCGCCCGGCTTGAATCGTGTTGATAGCGTCGCGTGTGGCGTGAAGATCGTTGGCGAGCTTCAATAGCCCATCACCAGCCCGCAGCGCCTTCAGTGAATCTCCAACGGACGCTTCGTTGGAAACTATCGCGTCCACCTTTTCGAGAAATATCTTCGCGCCCGTCGTAACGTCGCGCGAAACTAATGATCCGTTGCCGTTCCGCTTGCTGATTGAGCGCGCGGAGGTGGCAGTCTGCCCGACTGTCATACGATCTCCTGTTAAAGTTTTGGAAAGTTTCTCAGTCTTCCGCCCGCGCCATCAGCCGGCGCAGCGGCGTCCAATCCATCCGGCGCAACCGCGGCAGGGAACGCCCGTCTTCGGTGTACAGCCGGTGATTGCGCATCCACACGCCCGTCTGCCGCGTCGCCTGGTCCAGCACGTCGGATGCGGTGGCGAACGGGGAATCAATCACTACCGGGATCTGGTCGATGAACAGCGTCATCGGAAAAACCGCCGCCCGGTGAACGAATGCCGGGCGACGGGGAAGGGAAGAGTGAAGGCTAAAACCGGCGCGGGTTCGTCGGGCCGCGCCGGTGGGGGAAGAAAAGATCAGGCGGCTTCGAGTATGGCCGGATCGATGTCAGTTGGAATGGACTGGCCCATGATCTCAAGGCGAACGGTGAACACTTCTTTGCCGCCACGGATTCGGCGGTTTTCGAGCGTACCCTCGCGGCCCATGAACGCGTCAGCTCGCACGCGTACACGTCCGCCCTCGCGCAATTCGGGGTATAGATCAGGCGTTTGCGCCAAATGGAGCTCCACTTCAGCGAGTTGCGATTTCAAGCGTGCTTGCCCTGATTGCGGGATGAGCTGATGCGCGGAAACGCGGTGATTGCGATCGGCTATGTCGCGGCCACGCTGGCCGGAGCCGACGAAAAGCTTGTAAGGAAACACGGACCTTTTCCATGTCCGGGCTTTGCCATTGGGCCGTCGGCCACGCTCAACATAGACCGGCTTGTAGCAACCGACGCCGTTGCCGCGAAGCTCTTCGATGAGCGCGGATTCGTGCGTTCTGCCGCCGTAACTGCGGAATCTTGGCCGACAAATGCTGATTTCACCTTCGAGCGTCGCAACCGAATTTAGGGAATCTTCCGCTGGAATCTCGTCCATTCTCGTCCTCCATGCGCGGTCCGTAGGCGTAATGTTGTGGCGAGCTACAGAGTGGATGCCGCCGTTCGCCAGCGACTAGGTAGCCCGGTGCCCTTGGTTGGCGTTAGAACAATCATGGACGGGAAAATCAGCGATGTGAAGCTTTTTCGGGCGGATGATTTGTTTTTGTCATACTTTTCGATCGCCGTTTCTCGCTCATTGCCCGCGCCAAAAGCCGTTGAACTACACGACTGGCGTTGCGATGCCCCTTGAGCCATACGGCTTGCGATTGCATGATCGAGATACAAACCCGCGCCCGGCCATCAACTTCATTGCTTCCCGCCATCCTTAGCTCCGTTGCCTTGCTTCCCTTCGCCACGACACTACGCCGCCTTGATCCACTCCCAACGCCGCTGCGCGCAACGTCGGCCCGTGCAGATCGCGGTCTTGAGATTGGCGTAATTAACACGCAACATCCGCGACGCCTCCGCCGCGTTGCGGAACGTCTCGCCGCGATCGCTTTTCAAGATACGAAGCGCAACCGGCTTGGCGGTGCGCGGCTTCGGGGTCAGCTTCCCGCGCACGCCAAACCTCTCCGCGATTGCCGACAGGGCGCTAACTCGATCATTGCGCTCGCGCTCAAAAGCGCGATCCACGCCGACGCTCTTTGCCGCCGCTCGATTGTATTTCGGATGCTGGTAGGACTCGTCGCAACAAGCGGCTTCGTACCCATTGGTCAGCACGATTCCGCCGCGAAACACGCTCTCGGTTGCGGCAAGTCGCTCGCGGTGCTCGGCTTCGTCTCTTTCGATTTGCTCTGCGGTCATTTCTGCTCCGTCGCTAAACCTTCCCCGCGCGAATCAGCCGCTTCCTTCTCCAACTCCCCCACGCGCTTCGCCGCGCCCTTCTCATCGGGACGCCATCCGACCTGTTCGCCGTCGGCAAGGATGATCCAACCTTCGCGTCCGTGGTATTGACCGAGTTCGCCGGTGCCAGTGCATTTTTGAACTTCGTAGGTCATCTTTCCTCGGAAGTATGCCCTTTACGCAATTAAATAATCTTGCTACTTGACAATGATTGCGTAAAGGGTAAAATTAAACCATGGCAAGCAAGAAGCAACATCACCTGTCCAACTCAGAAGTCATCCGAGAAATCCCAATCGCTTGCTCGGACGAAACCGCCGCTGTCGAGTTCTTTGAGCACAAGCGCTGGGGCGGTACGCCCTGCTGCGTCCACTGCGCCAGCGTGAACGTCTACAAGATGGTCGATGCCAAGACCGGCGAGCGCAACAGGCGTTTCCTCTGGCGTTGCCGCGAGAAAGAATGCGGTAAGCAATATACGGTTCGGATCGGGACCGTCTATGAAGAAACGCGCCTGCCGCTACGCCACTGGGCTTATGCGTTCTGGCGCGCGTCCACGTCCAAGAAGGGCGTGAGCGCATTGGAAATCAAGCGCCACTGCCAGATTGGATACCGCGCCGCGTTGTTCCTGATGAACCGCATTCGCTTCGCCATGGCCCCAGAGCCAACCGAATCGAACAAGCTCAAAGGCATCGTGGAGTGCGATGAAGTCTATCTTGGCGGGAAGCCCCGCCACCACACCGGCCCGCACAAGCGCGGGCTCGGCACGCTCAAGACGCCGGTGTTCGTCGCCGTTGAGCGCGGTGGGCAGATTCGCCGTCGAATCATGCCAAACGTCACGGCTCGTAATGTCAAAGCTGCGATTCGCGAGATGGTTCATACGAGTGCCGAAATCCACACGGATGAAAATCGCGTGTATCAGGGACTCGGAAACGAGTTCGCCGGTCACGCAACCGTCTGCCACAAGACTGGCGAATACGTTCGCGAGGGCGTTCACAACAACACCGCCGAATCGAGCAACGCCCTAATCAAACGCGGACTCATGGGCATCTATCACAACGTCAGCAAGCAATATCTCCACCGCTACCTATGGCAGTGGGATTTCTGCTGGAACAGCCGCGACCTGAACGACGGCGAGCGAACGCTTGTGGCGATCCATGCGGCAGAGGGCAAGCGGTTGATGTATCGTGAGCCAACAGCCAAGCCGGTTCCGCCGCTTCCGGGCGAGCAGTTGCCACCATTTCCGCTATAACTGGCCATTACTTGCATATTGATACGTCGATGGCTTCAATATTCGAATGTCCGAAGGCGGCAATTTCGAACAGTTGCCGCTAGATTTTCCGAAAGCGGCCCCTCCTATGGCGATCACATCCGCAGAGATTTCGAAGGAACAGGCGGAACGGATTTCGAATACGCCGGAGGGGCAGTTTTCGGACGTGAAGGCTGTCGAGATTGCTCCTGCAAAGCTCACGAAGGCAATCTCCGCGCTGGCGAACTCCGATGGTGGAGATGTTTACATCGGGATTGATGAAATCGGCCCGGATAAGCGTCGCCAATGGCGCGGATTTGCAGACGAGGAGGCAGCAAACGGCCACATTCAAATATTCGAAAAGCTATTTCCGCTTGGCACGGACTTCCAGTATGAGTTCTTGGCGACCGACGCATTTCCCGGTTCGGTGCTTCACATCCAAGTTAACAAAACCCAAGGCATCGTGACCGCCTCAAACGGTATCGCCTATATCCGCAGGGGGGCGTCCAGTTTGCCCGCAGATAACCCCGAAATGCGGAAGCGGCTGGAATACGCCAAGGGGGTTGTATCGTTTGAAGTCGAGTTGGTGAATGCTCCGATCAGCACGGTAACTGAATCGAAAACCGTCCAGGTATTCATTCGCGAGGTTGTTCCGACATCAACTCCGCAACTTTGGCTTCGAAAGCAACTGCTCACCCGCGAAGATCGGCCCACCGTTGGTGCCACTTTGCTTTTTTCCGATGAGCCGCAATCCACGCTTCCGAAGCATTGCGGCGTAAAGATTTACCGTTACAAGACCAAGGAGCAGACAGGCTTCCGTGAGGCACTAGCGTTTACGCCCAAGACCGTCGAAGGCTGCCTCTACCAACAGATTAAAGATGCCGTTCGAATCACGCGAGAGACGGCGGAGAGTATCCCAAGGCTCGGCGAACAGTCTCTTGAGCAGATCACTTATCCCGCCGAAACACTTCACGAAATCATCACCAATGCAGTGATTCACCGCGATTACAGCATTAAGGACGACGTACACATTCGAGTTTTTGAGAATCGCATCGAAGTTCAGAGCCCCGGAAAGTTGCCCGCGCACGTTACTGTCGAGAACATTTTGGAAGAACGGTACGCAAGAAATGGCGCGATTGTAAGGATCTTGAACAAGTTTCCCGATCCGCCGAATCAAGATGTTGGCGAAGGGCTGAACACTGCATTTTCGGCAATGCACAAATTGGGACTCAAAGAGCCGACGATTACGCAGACGGAAAATGATGTTCTAGTAATCATCAAGCACGAGCCGCTGGCCAGCCCAGAAGAGGCCATCATGGACTACTTGGAGAATAACCAGCAAATCAACAACAGCACGGCTCGCGAAATAACGCATGTTCGAGCTGACCATCAGATGAAAACGATATTCAAACGAATGGAGGCAAAGAACATGATCGAACAGATTCCGGGAACGATTACAAGAAACACGGCCTACCGAAAGAAGTCTCCTAGTAAGGACTAGCCATTTAAGTGATGCGGCGCACAGGATTTGAACCCGCACAACACATGGTGTTAAGAGCTTCCAAAGCCCTCGCGTCTACCAATTCCGCCACCGCCGCGAATGGGCCACTGGTGGCCCGGTATTCGCGGGCTCGCTGTGGGGACGCGGTTTGTGGGCAAGATATAACTGTCTGACGCGGAGAATATTCCGATGGCGAAAAGGAAACTAAAAGCCAAAGCCAAGCCCGGCCCAAAGCCCGACATCCTCAAGATCGAAGGCAACTGGGAGGATGCGGTAGCGAAGTCGTTCAAGAAGAAGAAGCCCGCGAAGGGTTGGCCGAAGAAGTAGCCGCCGCGACACCGATCGCTCCTAAGTCATTGAGCATTATTTCGATATTGCGTAAGGGGCATACTTCCGTCTTTCCTCCTACGCCGCGTTTTCCGCTCTCAAGATGAAGCAGGCGATATGCCGCCCGGTCCCCTTGCCTGCGCTTCCGTCCTCGGTCGCGAGCCATTTAACATCGCCGAGATTTCTCACCTCCGAATCGACCGCTTTCAAAAGCATCAGAACCCACTTATCAATCGGGTAAACCATCACAATCGTTTTCCCTTTCTGGTGCTCTAGAAGCGCCTTGCGCACCCACGCCGTCATTCCCTTTTTACGTCCCTGATGGATGATGGATCCGAACGGCGGATTGACGTAGTTGGAAGAACCCCATTCGCACGTCAGGCCATCGAAACCAGCGGGCAGCGGGAACGGACAGGGATCGAAAGTGAAGTGAAATTCGGCGTCGAGTTCCGCGTAAAGTTCCTGCGGAGTCAGCCAATAGTGTTTTCCGTCGTCTGCATTTCCGGCGTGAAATTTGTTCTTCGTCGGGTCTAGAAGTTCGCCGCGCCGATTGCGATTGGCACCGTCCCATAGATATTTCTGGCTAACGTCAATCATGTTTTCACGCCGCGTTTTCCGCGCATCCGGCCAGGGGCGGGGCAGAATGAAGCCGCGACAACTTCGTCACCTTCGCGCCATCCAACGGCAGTTCCGCCGCAACCAGTGCAAGTTGCTGCTGAATCGCGTTGATGATGTCCCACGGTTGCGCATCCGGTTTCCGCGCGTTGGCTGCCGCGGACGTGCATGAGTCTTGGATGATGGATAGCGCTTGTGCGTAGGTCATCATAAGTTCTCACTGGAACGGGTCGTAACTAGGGTCGGACGCCACATATGATTCCCGCGTCTCAAGCTCGACAAGCGATTGCGTCTGCCCGTTCCATTGCACGTAACGCATCCCGCCAGTTCCTTCGCGCACCTTCGAGCCAATGATGCTTGTCATTCCGGTTGCGCGCCAATTCGGATCTTCCCGGTGATGCACGTCGTCACTGTCTGAGAAGAGAACCACGTCGGCATCGGCGTGATAGGCGCCGCTGTCGCGCAGGTCATCGGGTGAAGGCTTGCGGATCGCCGTGCCGCGTTTCTTGAGCTGTTTGACGGCGATGACGGGGATATTCAGACGCTTAGCGAGATGCTTCAATGTTCGCGACATGGCGTTGTGCCGCGTCGTCGCGCTGTCGTCATTGTCCGAACGGCCCATGTCGATCAGGTCAACGTGGTCTACGATCGCCCATTCCCACGCTTGCTGAACGACACCAACCTCGATCGACGTCACCACCTGAACGAGAGTCTGCGCGGTGTCGTGGATATAGAGCTTCTGCCCCGCCAGCGCCGCGATTCCATCCACGAGCTTGTCGGCCTGATTCCCGGTGATTCTTCCCTTGCGGATGTCTTTATTGTTTACGCCTGTCGTTGACGACAGGATATTGCGCGCGATTTTCTTTCGGCTTTCTTCGAGCGAGACGATCCCGCCGGGGTGTCCGTGCTTCGCGAAGTGCGCGGCGATTTGCTTGCAGAATGCCGATTTCCCGTGACTAGGCCAGCCCGCGATGATGACGTATTCGCCGCTCGCTAGGCCGCCACCCGTCCAATCGTTCAGGAAGCTGAACGGGAGCGATATCATCGGCACGCCATCGCCGGTCGCTTCTTCGTACACCTCGTGCAGGGCATCTTCGAGAACGACCGCGGCGGGAGTGCGGCCCGTAGCGTGCTGCGTGGCGAGTTCGCTGATGGCCCACTGATTGATTTCCGCCGATTCCGCATCCGGTGCCATAGCGCGTTTCAATTGCTCGTACGACTGGCGGATAAGCCGTCGCAGCGCAGATTTTTCGGCGACGATTCTCGCGTAGTGGGCACCGTTCGCTGGCGATGGAACGGTCGATAAAATCACGGCCAGGTATTGAAATCCGCCGATACTTTCCAGCTCGCCAATCCTGACCAATTCCTCACGCAAAATCACCGCGTCGATCGGTTTTTCCAGCGCTCGCAACCCGGCTATGGCCCGAAAAATGATGATGTGGTCTTCGAGAAAGCAATCGTCTGCGGACGCGATTTGCAGCACGTCGCGCAGGATATCCTTATCGAGCATCATCGACGCCAGCATGCAGCGTTCGGCGTCGATGTTGCGCGGCGGAAGGCGGTCGAATTGCTCGGCGATGTCGTGCATTTACCCCCAATCCCTTTCGGGCGTTGGCGCCGTCCCTGCGAAGGGATCAACGAGGTCTTGAGCGTCGGTTTCCCACGGCGTCCGGTTGAGCCAGGTCATCGGGAACGGGATGTACTCGCCGCCTTCCTTCGTCCAGTCGTGGCAATTTTTGAACCGTTCCAGCGTCGAAACCACCGCGTCGGCGATCGGTTCAAGTTTTTCCCGTTTCCAGTGCGCGACGCATTTCGAGCGGCCCTGCTTGCGAAAATGCTTGGGCCAAGCCTTCCAAAACCGAGAAAACCCAGCCGGGAGTACGGCCTCGCCCGGAACGGGCGCAGGTTTTATGGGTTCGGGTCGGTTGGGTTGGGTTGGGTTGGGTTGGGTTAGCGGGTCGAAAGTCTCACGGATTCCGGCCCGGATTCGGCCCGGATTCGGCCCGATGTCGTTTGTTCCCTTCGATGGGAACCGGATATCGGGCTTCGTGTCTGAACGTAAGTCCTTGCGGCAATTGACGATCTCGATGTAATGCCGGCCGTCTGCTTCATAGATTTCTATGAGCCGGGCGTCTGCTAGTTCATCGATTCTCGTCTGTACCGCCTTCACATTGACCTGTCCCAACGCCATCCGCCTGGTGTAGAGTTTTCCCAGCACCATCGGAGCGTCACCGTAGTAGTGATTCGCATCGTCGGATTGAGCGATCAGACGGGTAAAGAGGGTTTCGGCACCCTCGCTGACCGCGTTGATCTTCTCGCTGTCGGGGTATGACTTGAGCAGCGGGTTGTATGGCTCTCGCTTATTCATCATCCCTGACCAACCGCCGACAAGCCTGCGTCCCGCAGAGACGGGAGGGTGTGAAGCGCCTCGTCAGGGTTGACGGGACGCAGGCTTGCGGACGGTTCATTAAGGCGCTTCACGACAAGTTATTCGCTCGCCGTCATCGCCCATCCTCATTCGTTCATTTCCTCTGTCCCCGGCCCGCGCCGGTTCCCAAGCCGATTCAACGGACGCCGCTAAACCCTTCCTCGAACATGTCCGCAGAATGGCGCATCCCTTCATTTCGCATCCACTCCACCGCCTCAGCCTTGAACTGGGCGCGATGCTCTTTCTCGGCGGCGCGGAGGGCGTCGGCGATCGCTATTTCGATCGAAACGATTCCCGAATCGTCGCGGTTCCATTCTCCCGCGATCTGCTGCGCTTTTGCATCCGCCCAGTCTTTCGTTTTCGCTGGCGGCGTCACCGCCGGCGAGTCCGGTGGTAGCAGCGCATCTATGGCATTGCGCAGTTGCCGCATTACGTCGTCTGCATCAATTCGCGATGGATGCAAACACTGATGCTCAATTTCCTTCCTGACGTTCCTCAATTCATCCACGTTCACGTTTCGCTCCTTTCGAGTTGTGATTCGTCCAGCTTGTCCAATATCGCGAGCATCGCGCGCAACGGAGCAATATCCCACTTACTCGCCGCCTCGGCCTTCAGTGCCACAATCACCTTCCGCACGTTCTCCCGCTGCCGCTTCTCGGCTTCGCGGATCAGCGCGACGACTTGTTGTTGGTCGGCGGGGGTCACGGTTTAATCCCTGCCGCCGTAGCATTCGCCTGCGGCTCGAATTCAACGTCGAAGTTTTCGTCTACGCTGCATGCCGATGTGTCCTTAGACTTTTGCAAGACCGTAACCGTCACCGGTTCTATGAGCTGAGAGTTAAGATAAAACTCCACAGCCGATTTCATCGTTGCCATGTTCATCGTGATTTTGTTCTTGCCTTTCACTTTGCCTCCTTCCCCCGCGACTGCGCGGCGAGAGACGACCCGTCGAGCTTGAACTCCCATCCGCAGGGAGTCTCGCCGGGGAAATGCGCATAGTGCGTATCGTGCTGCTCGATCTGCAATCGCAAATAGTTGCGCTCCTCCACCATCCCCTTCACCTTCTCCACCAGCGTCGCGCCGGGGTGCGGGGCCATGATGATGTAAAGCTCGGTGAGTTCTGTGACTTTTGCGCGCAGGGCGTCGCGCTCGGAGAGAAGATCGGGGAGCGCGTTGCGGGCATCGGCTATAAACTTTGTGAGGTCTCTATCATTCTCATCGTCTCGCGTGTTCGCCATGAAGCAGGCCGTGAACAGTCGTAGTCCGGTTCGGTCGGGATAGACCACCTGGTGCGCGCCGTCTGTACGATGGTCATAATCTGGAGCCCACCGCCTCGGCACTCTCATTTCCAGTTCCTTCAATTCCTCAATCTGTTTCTCGTCCATGATTCCTCCTATGCGGTTGCGTCTTTCGTGTAACTGGGGCCGTTGATGAGCAGGACTTCGGGGGCGGTCGTGCAGCTTTCGCCCTGCCTTCCGAGCGCCATCGACTTCGCGCGATATACTTCGCGCTTCGTCCAACCTGGATAAAGTTCTTTCAGGTCGTGGTGCTCGTAGTAACTAACGACAACGCGGGTTTTAGTGAACCGGCGCATGGCCTTCGCGAGCCGACGATGCGCCAACCAATCGAAATCGTGTTGGTATTCTCCATTCTTTTTCAGATATGGCGGATCCGCGTAAACAACCGTTCCTTCCTTGTCTTCGATGCGTTCGCACATTTCAAAAGCGTCCATGCGGAATATCGCGACGTGCCGCAGCCTTCTACGCCATGCGGGGATTGAGTCAACTGCCGACATCAACCGCTTGCCAGGCGCGCCGCCGTTACTTGTGAATCGGCGACAAAAATTTTGATTCGATTCCTTCGTCCCCGCCGTCCCGTTACGACAAATCCATGAATGAAGGAAATACCAGTAGGCCCGGTCAATCCCAACATCGCTTATCGGATCGCTGCACTTTTCCCTCGCCTCCGCGAGATAATCCTCGTGAAAGAGGACGCGCCTGAGGCGACGATATAGAAGCACGGCGTCCGCGCCTTGGATAACCCTCGCCAGATTTATCAGGTCGCCGTGAAGATCGTTCACAGTCTCTTGCTTTACCTGTGGTTTTTGAAGTAGGACCGCCATCGATCCGCAGAAGGGTTCAAAATACACAGAATGCGGCCCGATCTCCCGCACGATCGTCGGCGCGAGTGTCCTCTTGCCGCCGAACCAGGGGGCGATCGCCGTGATTTTCATTTCGGATTCTCCGCTCACTTTCCCGCCTCCCCTTCCCCGCCGGCGAGGGAGATAATTTCGATTACGACGAAAAAATCACCACAGCCGATATGCGGGACAACCACATCGAATTGAAGCGGTGATGTCGGCGCGTCGTCCACGCCGTACATCCGTGCCAGCTGGTCCCTGAGATAACAACAGGAGCCGGTCGCGTTATCGCTGTCCAACGGCTTGCCTTTGCTGTATCGCGTGAATCTCACCGTCGCGGGCAGCGGCGGAAGGTCAAACTTCCTGACGATGGAAGCGAGCGCGCGAGCCTGAAGCTGGGCGCGTTTCCGCTTCACCCAGAACGGCTCGCTCGAATTCTTCTCCGTCTGCGTGCGAACTGGAATGACGGCGCGGAGATAACCCGGTCGCGTTGTCACGCCCGGCCTGAGCGACAGCATGAGCTTCTTGCGCATCGCGGCGGCGCCGGTACCGCGCGGACGGTTCCGCTTGGCCGGCGCTGTGGCGGCGGTGTCGGCGCAGGGGAGTTTCACGCCCGCCCTGCGAAGCTCTGTGAGTTTAATGCCCATTCTTTGCCTTCCGTGACGTTGCTACTTCTCCATCGCCCGCAGTTCATCCGCGTTCGGGGTGGTCGCTCGCCACTCCCTGTTTTGGAAATTCCCTGACGCGCAGCTCTTCTGGCCATTCGGACGGTTCGCCGCCCTTGCAGTCTTTAATCATCCCGCAGCGCAGTTCAGGGTCGGTCGTTACGGGGCGCTTACCGAGTTGTTTGATGAAGCACGGAACGCCTGCCGCCGCGCACTGCTTGCGAATTGAGTTAATCCAACGTACGTCACATTCACGCGATCCACGCCCACTCTCGCCGCCGACGATGCACCAGTTAATGACGGGCGCGCCATTCCGATTGCACGATGGATCGGCGCGGCGGATCGGGCGTAACGACGCGATGCCGTCGAACGAAAGATCAAGATCAATCGCCCCCAGCAACGGCTCGCATGAAAGAAAACGCACCGCCGCCAGGCATCGCAGCAAATGCGGAATGCGCTCGTCCGCCGCTTTCTGATTTTCCACGCTCGTGCCCAGCCAGACGTTCGGCAGCGGCCAGTCGCGTGTTGTGATATGACCATCAACCAGCCATCGACCTACATTGCCTTGAAGATCTGGATCAGTAGGTCGTTCGCGTTTTAGATATTCCGCCATCCTCTCCGGTCGCTTGGTCAGTACCTGAAACGTGTGTTGCGGACAAAGCGCCATCACCGCGAAAACCTTGTCGATGAAGTCGAACGCCACGCCCTCGTGGAACAAATCAGACATGCTGTTGACGAATACGCGACGCGGCTTCTTCCATTTCAGCGGATCAGCCAGCGCCTCGGGAACGAGTTCAACGCGCCCGTTCCACCGCCCGTCTTCATTGACGACTTTCAGATAGTGCGCCTTGCGACCGGGACTCTTGCCGTCTTTCTCGTCGGCCAAAGCCATGCCGCGAAGGCGATTGCTCATCGTTTCGGCATAGCAATGCGCGCAGCCGGGGCTAACCATCGTGCAGCCGACGACCGGATTCCATGTCGTGTCCGTCCATTGAATTGCGCTGTTGCTGCTCATCGCTGGCCTTTCGGGGGAATCACTTAGGATTGTGGTGATCGTCCAACAACGTCTTCGCCGCCTGCAACATCTCCCACTTTTCCGGGTCTCCATTCTTGTCAGGATGCAATTTCGTCGTCGCGTCCCGGTAAGCGTCGCGCCACACAATCGCCGAATCGATGATGTTGGATGCGAGACTCGCGCACTCGCCGTTGGTCGCTCCGACGCCTGCCACGAACCGCGCCGCCGCCTCCAGCGTCAGAACGCCCGTGTGCGTAGGGCTGGGAAGGTATTTGCCGAAGCCAAGGTACTGCTGGGAATTCTGCGTCACGCCGTAGCGGTCGATGCGACGTAAATCTTCCAGCGCGATCGCCACCGCGCGAATGTTCGCGTGATAGGGCGTGAACCGCGCCGCAGGGAAATAGAGCGGCACCATGTCCATCTGCCCGCGCGGGTTCCTCACCGGCTTGCGGATGCGGACGATGATCCCCGGATGCTCCGGCGTGGCGTCGGCGTAGGGAATCCCGTCGCGGTTGAACGCGCCGTCCTTCAGCGCCAACTCTACGACCGCATCAATCCCGCGGATCATGCGCACCTCGCGGTCGAGAAGGTTGACGGTCGAGCGGTAGTCGGCCTTGAAGGGGGCGCGAAGTCGCTCGATTTTTATGTCGTCCGGCCACTTCTTCATTGGCCGATAAAGGATGCTCATCTCTTAATCACTCCTTCCCGCGCATCGCGGGGGCGGGGGAAACTGCTAAGAGAAATTCGCGCATCCCATTTGCGCACGCCTTGCAGTAATGCCGCTCGCAATCACCCGGCGACTGCGCAACGAATTTGCCATTGACGCCACCAGCGAACGCGAATCCGATAAGTTGGTCTTGCAACTTTTCGGCCCCGCATAGGTCGCATTTGAACAGCATCTTTCGCATCTCTCGCCTTTCGTCAGAACCTTCGGGGCGGGGGAAAACGCTAAACGCTCATTGCGTCCTGCACTTGGATTCCAAACTCCGAAAGCCACGCTGTAATCTTGTCGATGTACTCGGCGAACTCTGTTGTGCTCAGTGTTGTCGTACTTCGCACGGTCGAGCCGATCGCTTCGCCGGTCGTCATGTTCACCACCGTCTTGCGCAGGAACTTGAGCTTGAAAAACTCGTGCGCCTGCTCATCGTCAAACTCTTCGCCCTGGCCGTGCCGGAACTCCGTGAACGCGGGCAGGACAACGCCCCAGTAAAATCGATTGGCCTGCGAACTCCGCGTCTTGCGGTGTTGCTTGAGCGTTACCCGGTGCATCCCGCGCAGACGGCGAACTCCGGCGATGAGATTCGCCGTCTCGCGCGGGTCGGAGAGGTTCACGATTAGGTCGGTCATGGCTCGAAGCCGGGTTGCAGCTTGTAGTCGTCTGGAACAACCATCCAATAGCGTGGCGCGCGGTCGCCTCCGTGAACTTCGTTTATCGCCGCCGCGATTTTCCTCGCGTCCTCCTCGGACATGGACGGAATGTTCACGAATTGCTCGTTGGGGTAGTCGCTGTCGTGGTTGTCTGTCTCAATAATTTTCATCGGGATTCCTAGAACGGAATTTCATCTTCCTTGAACTGCTGCTCGTCGCCGTACGGTTTTTCGGGTGCACTGCCGGCGCCGACGTGTTCGCGTTCCCGCCTGATGCTCGCCGCGTCACGCGGATATTGCTTTGGCGCTGCTGGCTTCAGTCGTCCGATTTTGTTCTGATCGTCGAAGCCGACTTGCTCATCGATTACCAGATTGACCACGAGCGAATCGTTCAGGTGTTTGCGGGCGCGAAACGCCCGAGCCTTGAACTTCGCTTCTTCGTTGAACGCGCGGGCCAGATTCTTGATCTTGAACGTGCAAGCTGGAACGGTGACGTAATCCTTGATGAGCTGCTTGCGTCCATCCGAGTTGTAGACCTCGAATGTCCAGACTTGCATCGGATTTCCGCCGCTACCGTCATCTTTCACCTTGCTCGTTTTGTCCTCGACTACCTTGAGGACGGCTTGGTAGTCGATGGGCTTGCCGTCCGATCCTTTTTCTGGCCAGCATGTTTGAGCGTCTTCGGGGTTATATTCCACGGTTCACTTCCTTTTTATTTCTTAATTCTCGTCCGTTGGTTCACGCCGCCGCCGCCGACGCCGGTAGCTTCTTCTTCACCGCGTCGATGCACTTGGCGATCACGTCGCCGGGCATGTCCTCCCACTGATCGACGCCGGCCTTGCTCAGCCATTTCTCCGTCGTTCCGTCCGGTAGACGCACGATGTTGAGAAGAGCCTGTATCTCCGTGACCTGATCGGGCGATGCCAGCGCCACGACCTGGGCCTCGCGTTCGAGCGTGCCAATGTCATAGCGGTCTTTGATCGCGTCGTAAGACCAGTCGAAGTTGTCGTCATCGGGGAACGACTCGATGCGGGTCTTGCGGACGACACCGACGCGATTTTTCCCGCGCTTCGCCAGCTCGACCACCAGATCGAAGATGTAGTCAAGTTGCTTCCATCCATCGAAAGTGATCCCGAGTTTTTGAAGCTTGTCGCCGTATTCGGTCTTCGCGTGCGCTGTCACCACGACGTTCATGTCCAACGTCATGATGAGATTCGCGAGCCGTTTCATTTCCTTGTTGGCAGCGCCGTAGTGTCGACCGAACTCGTTTCCGACCTTCTGCTCGCACTTATCGAGCAGATCGTTGTAAAGCGTCGTGATGGGGTCGATAACCAGCGTGCGGAACTCGTGTTTTTCCGTCGCCAGTGACCGCACTTCCTGAATGACGTCGCCCATGTCATTGCTTGGGAACACGACCGAGCCGCTGGTGTTAATCAGCTTCTCGTAGTTCTCGCTGCCGCGCTCGGCGTCGATGATGTAGGACTTGGGGAACTGGATCGCCGCCGTGGTCTTGCCGACACCGGCAGGCCCGAACATGAATAACTTGAGCCGCTTGGTGACGGCTTCGGGCTTCTTCGCACGTAAGGCCATAACACACCTCTTTCCCCGGCAGCCTTTTAAGCGGATTCGCCCGCGCGCCGGGTGACGCGGGTATTCCGCACGATTTGAATCAATCCGGCCTGCGGGTCGCGAGTCCGCTTACGCTGGGGCCAGTCTCAAACCCTTCCGCCTGTCCAAGTTCGGTGCTCATGCGGGCTCCTGGGAGGGGGTCGCAGCGACATCTTCGGAAACGTGACGCCAATCGGTCGGTTCGCAATAGACGTGCATCGAGCCGTCGGGAAGAAACCAGAGAGAGCCGACGCGCTTCAGCTTCATGTGATTCCGAACGCCACGGTGATCGTGAGTCTTGGTATCGACGACCACGCCATCCGGGGGCAGGGCGTCGATGGCGCGCGTCCAGTTCAGGGGGCGGGAAGTGCTCATGCGGCACCGGCCTTTCCGCTGGGCCGATGGGCGACTCGCTGCACGGCGCGAGACAGGCGAACGATGTCCGATTTTCGCATTCGCGCGGCGCGGACCTTGACCAAACGCAGCGCTTTTTGCAGCGCGCGTCTCCCGGACCCGAGCGATTTAGCTATTTTCTGACGGTCGAACGACTCCCCTTGGGGGTACTCGGTTTCAGAAAAACCCTCAGTTTTATGGGGGTTTTTGTTTTGCTGTCCGGTTTGTGTCCGGTAGGTGTCGGTCCTGTCCACAGCGCTTTTTGCAGCGCCAGCCCTAAAATGCTCGTCGGTCACCTGAAGGTAGTGCTTCCTCGCGACGCTTTCGCTGTTCCCGATCCATGCGCATACGACGTGGAGTGGGAATACGCTGGCTAAATCAGTTTCGCGCGAACTGCGGAGATTCTGAAATATTTTGACCCACGCCTTGACGCCCGATCGCTCAACAATCTTATCTGCCATGCGGCGCGGGTTGGCCCCGCGATGAAGCATGACGGCATGACGGTTCCCGTCTGACTGCTCGAAGGCGTCGCGGAGGTACGGAAGCAGCTCGGGGAAGATTGGAATTTCGCGCTTGTCGCCGCCCTTGTGGTGCTCGGTCTTGGGCGAGCGGATCGTCATGCGGCCTTCGCCCCACCGAACATCCGTCCAGAGCAATTCGTCCGTTTCGCTTGGAACGCGCACGCCACCGAATCGCGCCAGCGCGAAAATCAACTTCCATTCCGCATCGGGGCAGGCTTCAATGACCTTCAGTAAGTCGGCGACGGCAACGTATTCTTGCCGATCAGCGTTCGCCATGCTCCCCGCCTTGATGCCTTTCAATGGCGTTTCATCAACCAATTCCCGGTCTACCGCGTCGGCAAAGAACTGGCGGGCCTTCTTGACGTGCATCGCGACTGTCGCCGTCGCATATCTCGATTTCATCTTGCGATGCCAGTCGCCCATGTCGCCGCGCGTAATCGTCTTCAAGTCGCGGTCCTTGCCGAAAAATTCAACGAGCCCAGATTGCACCTGCTTTAGATTCAGCACCGTGCGCGGCTTCAGATCCGTGCGGCCCGCGATGTACCGGTCGATGAACGGGCCGATGGCGGTTATCGAATGCTCTTGCCGCGGCGTGACGAGCTTCATTCCTGAAAGCTTGCCGTGAAGATCATCCGCGATGTCTGCGATCCACGCCGCTGTCTCTCTGGGCAACGACTGGCGATGAATGTTGTGCGCGATGATGTTGTCGATGTGCGACCGGATCGTCGTTGCATCCTTGCGGCTCATCTTGCCCAGGTAGAGCGTGTGCCGACCACGTTCGCCCGTCTTGGGGAACTGGACGATGCTGCGGCCCTTGATGTAACTGAGAGTCGCCATTATTTCCTCAGTCCCGCCAGCGCGTCGATTTCCTTCAACGGGTAGAGCTTCACGCCGAGAACGCGCTTGCCTTTGACGAGCCTGGCCTTCTCCCACCGGCGGATCGTGCGCTCGGAAAGACCGTAACGCTTGGCGGCATCGGTTTGCGAAATCGCTTGCTGGATGATTTTTGTTGTGTCGCTCATCATCATCTCCAAACCCCGTCACCCAGCCCCGTCCGTGGGATCATCGCGCTTCACGTCTGCGCGCTGGGGAGGGGATAATTATTCGCCGAATTCTTTTGCACCGCCCCACGCGCTAATCATGGCACCTAATCCGAGTTCATGTTTCTGCGTATCGGCAGCGCGAATCTCTTCGATAATTCGCACGCGCAGGTCTCGGTCCGCGAGAAGCCATTCATCCCGCTTCGCCGCGAACAAATCGAGTTGCTGTCGCATAGATTTGGCCAGCGACAAAACGTGAACCGCGTCCTTTAGCTCGGGCCTGTTCTCGTCCCCGGCATGTGCGCAGTCAAAACCAAAGATGCAGTAGTCGCCATCGTCCTCGGCATAGGTCAACCCGCCGTGAACGCTGAGAAACTGAAGCGCATCCGCATCGTAATTGCCGCGCCACGAATCGGGGGTTTTCTCTCTTGGGATCCGCGTGTAGCCACAAAGATGACTCCCGCGACAATCAACGACGCATTCATCCCCATCAACAAGAACCGATTGGGTGATAAAGTAGTTCCATTGTTTCATCTCTTCCACCTTTCACGCCCGCATGGGCAAGAGTTTTTCAACGTAGTCGATCATGTCGCCGACGTTCGCCCACTTCTGCGCGTCTTCGTCGGGGATGGAAATCTCAAACTCCTCTTCGAGTTCCATGACGATTTCCATCGCGTCCAGCGAATCGATGCAGAGTGATTCCACGGTGGACTCGCGCGTCACTTCGTCTGCGCTCAGGCCCATCTGCTGGGCTACGATCGCGATTACTTTTTTCTGCGTGTCGGTCATCACATTTCCTAAAAAGCGCTGGCCACTCACCCGTCCAGCATGAAGGCCCGTTACTAACCTGGGCTGGTTAGGCCACAGGGTGCGTTCCCATTTTTTCGTTAATCAGCCGAATCCAATCTCCCATCCAAAGCGTCGTCGAATCGGGCGCGCCGTCGTAGCGGTCCTCAAACTCAACGCAGATGAGCGAAAGCAAAATCCGAAGCTGAGTGCGCTCCGCGAGAAGTTGCTCGTTGGTCGGTGCAAATCGCTTCGCCGCATCCGCCAGCAGCTTGAACGCTTCAACGCACTCAAAGGCTTTCTCATCATTGGTTTTGCTCATCGCGTCCTCGATCCCGCTCGCGGCGGGGAAGTCAAAGATTGGAAAGCGCGCCAGCACCGTATAGAAGCGCCACGTATATCGCGGCAGCCGCAACCGAAGCCACCGAACCGCCAAATCCAAAAGGTTCGCGCTCCTTAACGCCGTTGTAATCGGTATAAAGATTTCTCAGCAGTGATAACGCAGTGAGTGCGATCAGCGCCCATTGGTAAAAGGTCTTCATCTTCAATTCTCCGATGCAAAAAGTTCCCTCAACCGCGCCGCCTGATCGCACGTCACCAGCTCGCTGATGCTCGTCGGTCCCGGCCAATCGCTCGTCAGGTCAACGCCTGATTGCCGCGATATCGCCTCGTCAACCGTCTCATGCCCGAAGTCGTGATGATCCTGGCACGTGCATACCTTGGCGTTGCTGATGGTGCCGATGACGTAGGCGAGCGCGTGGCTGGCGATCAGGGCGGGGATGGCGATGGCTCCGAGCATCAATCCACCGCCATTTCGTATTCTTCGATTCTCTTCGGCTTTTTGATTTTTTCTTTTGGCGCAAGATTCAAGTGCCTTACGCCCAGTGATCCGCATTCGATCAACGCTTCGACGCAGATTTCTGCGGCGAGAGAAAGGACGTAATCTCTGGCGGCGTATCTGGCGGCGTCGTCGGCGGCGGCGGCGGCGGCGGCGGCGTATCTGGCGGCGGCGGCGGCGGCGGCGTATCTGGCGGCGGCGGCGGCGTATCTGGCGGCGTCGTCGGCGGCGGCGGCGGCGGCGGCGGCGTATCTGGCGGCGGCGGCGGCGGCGGCGTATCTGGCGGCGGCGGCGGCGGCGGCGTATCTGGCGGCGGCGGCGGCGGCGGC